TCAACCGGCCAGCATGCCCTGCCCGCGCGCGCGCGGCGCCAGGGCCGCGTGCATCACGGCCAGGTGCATCACCACCGCCAGTTCCGGCGCGTGGCGGTCATCGCCCGCCCGCCACTGCTGGGCGAGCTGGGCTGCATCGGCCGGCAGCAGGGCCAGCAGCTGCGTATCGTCGAGGGCATCGGCTGCACCCTGCAGCTGGCGCGCCAGCTGCCGCGACTGCCACACGTGAACGCCGATGCTGAGGCTGGCCAATGTCATCAAGGTCAGCGCCAGGCCGTGCTCGAACCACTGCGCCAGCACGTCCGGCCCCCACAGCAACGCCGCCAGTACCGCCAGCGCCGGCAGCCGCCAGCCCAGCCAATGGGTGCGCCCACGCTGCGGCCAATGCACCACCACTGCGCTGGCGACCAGCGCCACCGCTGCGGTGGCCGGCAGTTCGGTCAGCCAGGTCGCCGCCAGCAGCACCGCCAGCAGCGCCCAGACCCAACCGGGAGGCAACGCCCGTCGCTGATAGTCGGCCCCGACCGGGCCCACCAGCTGGCGCAGGCTGCGCTGTTGCATCGCGTCGGTCACCCACAGTCTCCCGTTTCTGTCCTGCCCTGGATGGTCACGACCAGTGTGTCGCAAATCCGTGCCGGAGACGTTAGCAATCCGCTATGACACAGGCAGTACAACATGTTGCGGATTGACCGGCCGCGCGAGGTGACTGTTCAGCTGTTTTGCCGTAGCATGACAACCGTTGGGCAGGCCCTGCCCGTGGTGACACGGAATCGGCCCTGTACCTTGCAGCACTGTAGAAACCGGGGGTGCATTGGTTTCGACGGGGGTTGTGAAGTCGCCTGGCGCATGCCGAGGGGGTAGCTTTCCTCGTAAATCCAGCTGCAAAACTCTAGTTGCCAACGACGACAACTACGCTCTGGCCGCTTAAGGCCTAAGCCTCGAAACCGCTTGTGTCCATGCTCGCGGTGTAGAGTCACTATCATGGAATCGCGCTGGACGGCTGCCTGTCAGTCCGGCACTAGAACACAACAGGCTGGTTCCCGGATGCGCTTTGCACGCCGTGCTGTTCGGGGACGAGATTCAACGGCGAGCTAAGCATGTAGTGCTGGGGATGGAGTGCCTTCGGACGGCGGTTCAATTCCGCCCACCTCCACCAATACCGGGTCCGTAAGGGTCCACGAAAAGCCGGAATCCCCCATCAAATAAGGGTTTCCGGCTTTTTCGTTTTCCACTGTTGTCCATGCCGTTCCGTTGCAGCCTATGAGACGGTGGGGGTATATCTAGGGGTATCGCACCGCCCACGAAAAGCCGATACCCCCCATGCCTCTGACCGACCTCGCGATCCGCCGCGCGAAGCCAGCCGACAAGCCGCAGAAGCTGTCCGATGCTGGCGGCCTCTATCTCTACATCACCGTGGCCGGCGCCAAGAGCTGGCGCTGGAAGTACCGATTCGGGGGAAAGGAGAAAGTCCTGGCGCTGGGACTGTATCCCGAGGTGAGCCTGGCCAGCGCCCGCGATGCGCGTGACGATGCCCGGCGCCTGTTGCGGGGTGGCGTGGACCCCAGCGAGCACAAGAAGGCCGTAGCGACGGCGGCTGTGGTGGACAAAGCGTCCACCTTCGAGGCAATCGCCAGAGAGTGGCTGGCTGGGCGCCCGTGGGTGAAGGGCTACAGCAAGAAGGTCGAAGCGTGGTTCGACAACGACGTATTCCCCCACATCGGGAAGCTTCGCGCCGCCGACCTGAGGGCGTCGGACTTCCTGAAGATCGCCCGGAAGATGGAAGAGCGCCAGGCGTACGAATCCGCGCACCGCGTCATGCAGAACTGCGGCCAGGTCATGCGATACGCTGTGGCCACTGACCGAGCCGAGCGGAACCCCGTTGCGGACCTACGCGGCGCCCTAGTCCCGCCCCCGGAGCGTAACCACGCGGCAGTGGTGGACCCGGTTCAGCTGGGCGGCCTGCTGCGCGCCCTGCACGCCTACCGGGGCGCGGGCATCGTCAGCGCGGCACTCAAGCTGGCGCCCTTGGTCTTCGTGCGTCCAGGTGAGTTGCGCCAGGCCGAATGGGCGGAGATGGATCTGGATGCCGGCCTGTGGTCGATCCCGGCTGCACGCATGAAGATGCGGCAGCCTCACATCGTGCCGCTGGCGCGCCAAGCGGTTGAAATCCTCCGGGAGCTGAAGCCCTACACCGAGTCGGGCAAGTACGTGTTCCCCGCTCGGGGCAAGAAGGATCGGCCGATGTCGGAAGTAGCGGTGCTGGCCGCCCTGCGTGCCATGGCCTTCGACAAGGACACCGTCACGGGTCATGGCTTCCGAGCTACCGCGCGCACGCTGCTGGACGAGGTGCTGGGGTTCCGCCCGGACATCATCGAACACCAACTCGCGCACGCGGTGAAGGATCCGAACGGACGTGCCTACAACCGCACATCGCACCTGCAGGAGCGTGTCCGAATGATGCAGGTCTGGGCCGATTTCCTCGACGGTCTGCGCGATGGCAAAGGTACAGCCGCGAGCCGGCTGATGCCATAGGCATCCTGCCGCAGCTCCTGCGGCTCCGCCCAAGAAACTAACGGAATTTATTCAGATTTTTCCAAAGTGACGTGAAACGCCCCTCCCGCCATTACTCCATCCTCCGTAGTAACCCTGACCCTGATGACAGCGTCTTCGGTTATAGACCTAGAGAGGACACGCCCGCCCCACCTTAACCAGTAGGAATCAATCCCTTTGTCGGCTTCCCCCAAGCGGGGCTGAGCCTTCAATTCGGCCAACTCTTCGTCCGGCAACTTATCGTTGTAGATAAGCTCCTCGTCGAAAAAAACTAAAATCGCAAGACTTTCAAATGGCTTGTAGGCAGGAGTGTCGATTATTACTTGTATATCAATGCCAGGAAAAAAAAACTGCCCATCGTGCGAAGGCAGATTCATGACACCCTCGTAGGCGCCAAATATATTCATCTTGCCATCTGCGGAAATCTCTATTCGATCCGCAAACGTCGAGTGCACGGACCGATTAAAGATAACCCCATCATCAAGATAGTGAATCATCGATCCCCCATCTTCGCGCTAATACTCGGCGCATTGCTCTGCCCGGCTGATCTATAGACAGATCGGGGGCGGCTCCAGCCTCGAGAGCATGTTTCAGACGACGGGCGAGCTGGCGCCTCCCAGAATGAAGGCAGCATGCTACCTGTCGGATTGCCGAGGGCGCGGGCAAGCGACTGGTAGTCCGCCTTTGCTTTGGCCGCCAATGTTCTCGACCTAGCTTGCTGGGCCTCGTCCATGTCGAGCCAAATGCGGTCTAGGTCCTGCAACACGTCCTCCCGATCATCTTCGCGCCCCTCATCGAGCAAAGCGAAGCTTTCTAGAAGTCGCAGGTAATACCAAGTTAGTCCGCTTTTTTTCATTCTATTTTTCCTACCAGAGCCCATGTTTCCCTGGTCGCATGCAACGCCGATACATACTCATCAAGCAAACACACCTGCGCCGGCTCTATCGCCCGGTGATGAGGGCTCTTCGGCTTGTCTGCGCGTGCGACGAGAGTGTCAGGCAACGATGCGGGCAGCAGCATGAATAGCTCGTGATCATCCGCTACGCCTCCGAATTCGCGCGGGAGCCGATGTCCTGGAAGCCTCTCATAGTGGTCAGAGACGACCGACATGCCCCCAGTCTGCGGGGAAACGTAGCCATTTACGGAGACGATGTCATAAGCGTCTACAGGTGGGCCCGGGTCATGCCTGACCCTGACACCTAGAGAACTAGCGCTGTTACCGCATCGCGGCTTGGAACGATCCGTCGGATCGGGCTTCATGCCTCTGTACAACATCCTGTAATTAGTCTCCCCCTAGACATGGGCGGCAGACTACCACAGAGGGTCCAGTTCCGCGCAAGACCCCAGCGAGTAGCCTGCTCGGCAAAAGAGCACCATTTTGGCTCGCATACAGGACGAAGGCACCAGCACGAAGGGACGCCTTTGGACGCTCATTCCGGGAACATTGGCTCAGAAGTCTGGCTGACTCTGCAGCAACATCAACCACTTGCACTGAGTTCATTTCTGAACCTCTCTATATGCAACCCTTGAGGTGCGATAGGGCGCAGCCCAGTTTTCTGGAGGGTTGCAGTCAGATCATACGGCGCAACTGGTGCCGTCCCGCGCTCACCCACATCTTTATCGGATCCCTCGCCCTGGGCTTGGTCTCCTTCGGCGGTCGGCGCGGCTCCAGCGCTTCCTTGATCCGTGTCAGATTCAGCGCCCCAGACTCAGCCAGACGCCGCGCCTGTTGCTGCTGCTCGCGCGTAGGCGGCAGGCTTGGCAGTGGCGGCGGCAGTTGGAACCGCGTGCTGTCCGTCAGCCGGGCGACGGCCTCGCGCAAAGGCAGCTCGGGATAGAGCCTGGCCGCACACCAGCGCTCGGCGTACCGCTTCGCCTGCCGGATGCTCGCCGCGCGCACTTCCTTCACCTGCCACATCTTCTGGCCTTCCATCCACAGGCGCACTCCGGGACCACCATCGGGGGCAATGCCGGCCGTTTCCCGGCCGTTGTACCAGAGCGCCCAGCGCTCACCGGTCTGGACCCATCCGCACGAGATCGGGGCCGTGCGGAAACCATGGTGGCCGTGCGAGGGAAGCATGGCCGAAAGGATACGACCGGCCGTCGCAGAACCTGCGAACGCGGCCGGCATCTGGCTGAATCGTTCGGATTCAGTGCCGACGCGGCGCTGCTCATGCGCCCCCGGTGCGGCCAACTCGGCTTTCTAGGCGTCAGATCGGCCCTAGATCTTTGACCACCGCCTGCCCCTGCTGCAGGAATCCGATCAACAGACGGCCGCCGGCCACCCGCCGGCCCTCACGCTCATTGAGGTAGCTCACCTGCAGCCGCCCGGCGGCCAGCAACTCGGCCTGGGCCATGCTCGGCGGCACTGTCTTCAGGGGCTCCCCCGGCGACGCCAGTTGGCCAGTTATGGGCTGCACGCGTGCCGGTTGCCCATTACCGCTCTTCGAATACGCCGTGGCGATCATCCTGCCCTGCTGTGGAGACCAGCCACCCAGGACGATCTCCGTTCCCAATTGCTCGATCGGCAGCCCGGCCTCGGCCACCGCCTTCTCGTAGTTCGGCCACAGCTCGTCAATCATCAAGCCCAGTTCCGCGCTCAACTGTCCCACCGTGAACTCGGCGCGGAAGCTCGCCTGTAGGGCCAGCTCGTAGATCCGGAGGAAGAACTGGGCGGATCCTCGGGTGGCCAGCAGGAGGTTGTGCTGGGGGATCAAAAGCATCTTGGCGCCCGCCGAATGGGCGCCGGTCAGCGCATCTTCGGCGAGCGTATCGACTGCGATAACTAGCTGGTCACGACTGAGCAAAACATTGAGGATGCTCATAGGGCGACTCCAAGGGTCGCCGCGAACTATGCCCGCCCCGGCTGCCTCAGTCCATAGGGACCATCATGACGACACCGACCGAAGAGATCCTAGAACGCCTTGGCGCCTGCGAAGCTGGCCTGGAGGCACACCGTGGCTACCTCAAGGCAATGGAATACGCCATCCGGGTGTCTGTGCTCACACACCCGGAACCAGAACGTCTCGCAGCTGCCTGGACAACGCTGTTGCCCGGTATCACGGCTGCACATCAGCACGACGGCGGCCCCCTGTTCTCCGCCGCGTTCGAGCAGTCTCTGGTAGTGCTAACAGAACAGATTGCAGGCGGATAGACTCCGCCTTGATAGCTATGCAGCGAGCACGTAGGGCTCGACAAGGCGGACGAGCATATCCATTGCGGTGGCGCTGTCCTCTGCACCGCGCTGGCTGAAACCGGTCCAATCGGCACGGACCATACCGCGCAGTTCTGCCGGCTCAACTGGTAACCAGCGCATCGGCCAGAACGGAAGCCGTCTTTGACCAACTCTTCCTCGCTGTAACTCGACAATACCGTGATGGCTGGTTGCGCCTAGAACCCTGGAATAGGCGACCGAAAGGCCATCCTCCGGTCCCTCCAAATACTGCATGAAGCGTTCGCCGTCGAAGAGGAGAACCCCCGTGACTCCTGCGTCACGGTTAAACCGGGCTGCATCGTCTACCACTTCGTCCAGCTTTCCGTTGGACAAGCCGAGCTTGTCACCAGCGAGCACGTCGCTCGCTTCACTTACATATACGACCGCCCGAATGGGCATGCGCACCTCCTTAGTGAGGAACAACCCTATCAGGCGCAAGGGAACGTCTACGTGGGATAAACGCGATCTGCGCAACGATTCAGTAACGCGTGATACTGAACGGCGATGCTCATCACATAATGAAGGCAACGATCAGGGCAGCATCGGCAAAAATGCTCGGTACACTGCAATGCCCGATACAGGACTTTTCTACATTCTCGCCCTTGATGCAACACGAGATCGCGATGGCAACCTTGACCGCGTAAATGCCATCAGCATCCGCTGCAACCACTGCAAGCACATCACTCATTCGAAGGTGCCGGAGCTGGAGACAATGCCCGGCGGCACCTTGCTCGCATGCGCGGGATGCGGCGAGCGCCAAGCCGTCAGCAATGCCCGGCTAGTGGAATGTGACCACATCTTGGGTGCTGGGGGTCCATCCCCCAAGGCCGCATGACCTGTCACGCCGCCAGCCGAGGGCCTTTGAGCGGGGGACGCTCGTCGTCAAGGATACAGCGCAGCGCTAGGCCGGCCTTGTCCGGACTAGACCAGCCGTCGATGTGGTTGGGCTTGAAGTTGACCATGTATTAGATCCGCGATATCACTATATCGCGCGGACATCTGAATACGCTGGTGTCCATGGATGTGTAGGGGCTCGGGGACATGGGAAAGAATGGAAAGATCCTCGTTACGGCGATAGCCGCCGTGGCGATTGGTGGGTATGCCTTGTGGGTCGCTGGCCCACGTCACCCCACAACCACCGGCACGGCAGATGGACCCGCGCTGACGACGAAGAACCAGGCACCTGCGGAAGCATCGCCATCATCGAATGATAGATCGATCAGTGCTGCATCGGTCTCCGCTGCATTCGCGTTTTCCGAACTAAAAGCAAGGGCCCAAGGTGGAGATCCGGTTGCACAACGCCAATTGGCTGAGACGTACGACCGATGCTTCATGCCCAATATCGCGCCTGAAAACTATCTTCCAGAGTACGAGTTGCGGGCAAAGTATCTAGCAGATCCACAACAAGCTGCGTCAATGCTCCGGACCGCGCGAGCAAGAGCCGACATGTGCTCGATGGTCGATGGCGGTGCAATCGTTCCCACGGAAGCCATCAAATCCTGGCTGGAGTCTGCAGCGGCCAAGGGCGATCTCGCAGCGCAAAGCATCGTGTACACGATCAGCGGCAAGAAGCCAGACGCAGCGACCTATACGCAGTTGATGGACAAGATTGTGGCATCGCGGGATCCGGCTGCAGTATTCCAGCTCGGCGAACTCGTCGGAAATCCCGGGGATGTGAACGCGACGGGCAAGTTTGCTGACATTTCTTCGGATCCAATTTCAGCCTACGCATGGCAGATAGTCGGCTGCCGCATGGGATATGACTGCGGAGCATCCTCCCCACAGATGGACACCATGTGCCTGGTGATGAACCGGTGCGCCGGAGAAACATACGAAGAGTTCGTTCGGTCCAGCCTCGTACCAGCTAGTGACATTGGTGTGCTGGATCGAAAGATCGGAGAAGTATCGAGACTGCTCAAAGCCCAATAGGAGAGTTCATGAAAAAGGATCGAAAGCTGCGCGCGCGGATCGTTGCAGTACTAGCAAGCAGTATCGCCGTTATCGCTCTCGCTGGAACCATCTCGATTGACGCGAGCAAGCTTCCCTATTCGGAAGTTCCTTCTGCAAAGGATATCGGCGTCTTTTCAGAGTTCGAGCTTAGAACCGCCGCTCTCTTTGGCCTTTGGGGAGCGTATACCTCTCGTCATGGCCTTGCTTCAGCCCCTAAGGGCACCATCATGCAGGTCAAGTACGGCGACGGGACCAAAGAGAAAGCTCTGGTTTCCTGCACCAACATGACGGTCTGTATGACGCCGATCATCGGAACGCAAGAGGCTGCCGAGGGCAGCGGAGGCGATGATGGCGGCGGCGGCGGCGGGGCCGCGGGCGGCAACGTGGGAATTGATCCTCCCAGAAACAACTGGGGAACCGAGCCTCCCATTTGCTCCGGGCCGTGTAGCGGCACCGTTACTGTTGGCGGCTAACCGACCACAACAGCCGCAATGCTCGGATTAGGTGACGCAGCCTGCAGCAGCCCCTTGCGCGGTACTCCTACCGCGCAAGGGATTCAGCCCCATAGGACAGCACCAGCCCTTGACGTTGGCGATGCTACCGGCCGTCGAGCCTCCTTCCTTGGAGGCCCACTAAGTCAGCCGGGCGGTCAACACGCCCAGGAACAACCGCGAGGACCTGCTGCAGCAGGTCGAGTGAGGCAGCCCCGCGCTGGAGCCCGCATGGTTAGATGTCGATGCCGCTGGTCGCCAGCGATGCCTTGACCGAGGCGTACATGTTCTGGATCGTGGCCTGCGCCAGCACCCGGTCGAACCAGTAGGCCGACAGCGCGCCGCGCACGCTCTGGTTCAACGTGCCCGCCGAAGCGCCCAGGATTCGATGCGTGGCGATGCTGGCCGGCAGGGTCGCGTTGGTCACCTCCGCCATGCTGCCCGTGCGCGGCCGGTACAGCCGCAGGATGCTGGCACCTGCACCGGGACGGTTGTCGAAGGTTCCGACCACCATCTCCCAGCGATCACCGCCATCCTTGGGCAGGCTGGCCGCGTAGTTGGTGCTGCCGGCGCGCGCCAAGGCGACCAGGTTCCCGCCGCTGCTGACACCGATGCCGGCGGAGTCACCGCCCGAGGTGTTCGCGTTGCCCATCAGCGTCTGGTTGACGCCGCCGGCGGTCTGCCGGAACACGGACATGAACGACAACGGCAGGTTTGCGGCCGCAGGCACGTACAGCGCAGTGCCAGTGGCCACCGAGACCGATTGCGAGTCGACCTCGTAGGAACCCCCGTTCGAGAGCTGCGCATCCAGCCCGGCCGCGATGCGGTTGTTCAACGCGAAGTTCAGCGTCTTGGCCAGACGGAAGTGGCCGTCCGGCACCACGCCACCCCAATCGATCGGCGGCTCCAGGTCGAGGATGATCGTGTCCGGGAACGAAGCCGGCGCGGCGTACTGGCGAATGATGGTGGGCATTGGGTCGTCCTCACAGATAGTTGTACTTGCAGGCCAGGGCCAGCGGCGGGTTGGCGGAAAGGTGGAAGCCGCCGTCGTTGACGGTCAGCAGGGCCTTGGCGGCCGGGTCGTACCAGATGCCCTCGATCGACTGCGAGCCCTTCAGCGTGTGTGTCTCCAGCAGGGCCATCGTGTCGGCGTCATAGACCAAGGCCTGACCGTCGACGCCGTTGGCGCCCACGGTGGCCCACAGGCGATTTCGCCCCTGTTCGTAGTGCAGCTGGTCGGCCTGCGGGTGGATTCCCGTCTGGGTGCGAAGCACCGAGTCGTCCGCGCACGACACCAGCCGGATCGTGCTGGTGCCCTCGTCCGGGGTGTAGATCGCGTCCAGGTCGGGCCGGTAGGCAATGCCGTTGAGGGTGTGCGACACCACGATCTCGTCCAGCAGCTTCACGCCGGCCAAGGAGATGTGGCGGATGATTTTGTTCGTCTTGTCGGCAAACCAGATCGTGTCGTCGGAGGTGTCCCAGGCCACGCCCTGAATCGACTGAATGCCCGGGAAGGCCGTCGTGTTGCAGGGAAGCTCCCAGAGGATCCTCCGCATGTCTGGTGAGGTGCACACGATCGAGCACAGGAACGGCGCCGTCTGGCCACCCGAACTACCCTCATAGGCGCGGCCGTCGTTGCCGACCAGCCTGCAGCCCAGCCACTTCCCCGTGCTGATCACGTCCAGGCCGGTGCAGGTCCACCCGCCGCTGGGATTCTCGCCCTGCGCACCGTTGGGAAGCGATGTCTGATCCACCAGCACGAACTGCGTTGGCTCGGGCGTTCCGCTCGGCCACTGGGAACCATCGGCCCAGAGAATCCGGCCCACTCGCCCTACACTGTCGATCTCCACCAGCAGCGCGTTCGCCAGGTAGCCCGCAAGTCCCTGCGCCCACTCCTGATAGTTCCCGTGCCAGTCGATGCGACCGTCCACCGCCGCGGTGCTGGAGTCCACCATCGCCACCGTCATTCCGCCCACCTTCGTTCGAAGAAACTCCCGTGTCCCATCGGCATGGACGGCAAAGGCGACGTGCCCATTCGGGTCATTGTCGATCTCAACGTATGCGCCTTGAATGGTCGAAACCAACCGACCAGCCACCTCAGCCACATCCTGCTTGTCTGCCTTCTGAGTCAACATGTCCGCGCGTAGAAACGCCCATTCCGCGCCAGTCCACCGATACTGGCCAGCGTCATCGCCGTTCAGCACAAACGCACCCTGCCCTTCATATGAGCCAACGACGGCTTGAAGATCGAGGAGAGTGTCGGCGTATATCGCATTGGTGGACTGACCTGCCTTCAATGCGTCGACTTCGGTGGGTAGGCCCGAAGCGTCGATCTGCTCGTCCACAAAAGCACCGAGCGCGGTGGATGGAGCCTGCGCGTTCATCCCGCCTTCCAGCACGGCCAGCTTCGTCTCGGCTCCGATGACCGCGATGTCCTGATACTGGCTGAGCTCTTTCTCTGCCACGGCGTTACCCCTTTCCGATGAGTTGATAGCCGTCGCGCCCCAGCAAAGGCGCGCCGTCGCTGCCGATCAGCAGCTGCAGGTTGTTGCCGGGCTCGAACTCGAATGGTTCGTCCGGTTCATAGGTCCGAAACTCCAGGGCGACGCCGGCGGCAGATGGCACCCATTGCCCAACGTTGCCGAGGAAGAAGTCGTCCTCAGTAGGCTTACGACCGATGTGGATGCGGATACGCGCGGTCCCGATGTCTTCCACTGCGATCCGCGTCACATCGAACAAGACCCTCAGAGCAGCTTCGATCTGCGGCGCAGTACCGAAACCGCTGTCTACCAGCACCTTCCAGCGCAGCAAACGCCTGTAGTTGTCGTCATCCAGCGTCGAACCACCGGTGTAGAGTCCCGAGCCGTTCCGGTACATCGGAAACTCCCCGAAGCCACCGATGTTCGGCTGTCCTTGGAAACCGAAGTGCCAGATGGCTCGCGTGTTGCTGATCTGCCTTGGCCGGTCCAACAACTCGCCCAGGCCATCCAACTGCCGACCCACGGCCGTATCCAGCCACCGGTCGTCCCGCAGCTGCCTGAGCGCTCCTTGCAGCGTTGTCATCGGCTGGACCAGCGCCAGCACCAGCGAGCGCAGCCGCTGTGACTGTTGGAACTGTGCCGTCCAGTTCGACCACGCAATGGAACCATGGTCCTGCTGAAGGTCCATCAGGTCACCTCAATGCGCGAGGGGTCAAACATCGCCCGCTGCTGCGGCTGAATCGTGATGTTCTCGGCCTGATATGCGCCGGGCGCCGGCTGAACTGCCGGACTGGACGACGTGGCAAACAGCAACGTCGCGTAGGCCACTCCAGGTACGCCGTAGACGGGACGATAGAACGACTGCCACACCACGTCGTCTCCGATGCTCAGCTGCCCGCCAAAGGCGGCCAGGCCAGCGGCGATGTCGTTCAGGCCTGCGTCCGGGAACGCTTGTTCCTGCGGGTCAAGCAGGGTGATAGATGCCTTGATCCATACGTAGACCGCCACAGGTCGGTCGAACCGAATGACGGCTTGCAGCCCGGAAGCGGTCTCCACCGGAACAGCGAACGCGCCATGTGTGGCGATTCCGGCCGCCTTGGAATCTCGGATCGCCTCAGCAATCTCAAGGTCCAGTCCACCCTCCACGATGACGTGCACCGAGTGCGGCGGCCTGCCTGCCATGTCCGCGTAGTCGCTGGTGTTCTCATACGCGACGACATTGGTAACGCCGGCGGCGTCTGCGCGCACCCGTGCAGCGATTGCCGGGAGGGTGGCCCCTCCCATCCGGTACAAGCCTTTGCCATACCGATTGCGCAGAGAGGAATCGCTTTCCGCTGGAGCCCCTGCTGCGGCCGGCGACGGGTTGTTTACCGACGCCCATCCGGCTACCGCTGTGTCGATCACAGCCAGCGTTCCCGGATCAGCTCCCAACGTCGATGGCTGAACGGTCTCAGCCAAGGCAGGACTGCCCAGGATGCCCACTCTCAGGTTCGGCGTGAAGCCGAGAGGGAACCCTGTTCCATAAGCGGCCATCAGCCGCAGCTGTGCTCCATCCACCGACGTCGCAACGGTGGAATCGGTGATGGCCATGGCCAGTCCGTTGAGGATCTGTGCCTCGGTGGCCCCGGCCGCCGCGTTGTAGGTGTATCCGACGCCGTCGATGTAGACCGTATAGGCCTGCGCAACAGGCGGGCCGCTCAAGCTGACCGTAGCGTCGGCGGTGTTGGACCTGGTGATCCTACCCTCCTGCGCCAGACCCCACTGCTCGCCGCTGACCGCACTCCGGATACGACTGCCGGCCGGAACCACAGTGCCTCCCTCCCCATAAAGCACCACGTATCCACGCGAGGGTGTGGCGCTCTCTCGCTCAGCCCCAGTCAGGGAGACCGCATTGTCCAAGTTCACGCCGCTCGCCGAGCTCGGGTAGGTTGCGCCATATATCCCCTCGGACAGTTCCCAGAGAGCCGCCTCGCGCTCGGCGAACGTATCGATCAGAATCCCCATCACCGAGTCGGGTCGCGTCTCGATGTCGCCGGAGAGTCCGGCCGCCTGCAAGTTGTTCCGCAGCGCCGCAATGATTTCGGGCCGGATATCCGCCAGGCGCTTGCGGATGAACCCGGCCGGGGTCACGCCGAATTCGGCCATGTGCTACTCCAGTGTGATGGTGTCGGCGATGAGGCCTTCGTCTGTGTTGGCCTGGAAGCTCACCTCCAGCTGCCGGCGCTCGCGATCGATGTTCAACTGCATCCTGGTTACCCCTGTGACGCCGGGAACGTCGTTTATCCGCTGTCGGAGCACCGCCTCGATCTCGCTGCGGTTTGGCCGCTTGACCAGAATGGATTCCAGGTAGGGGACGCCGAACGTGACGTCGAGGAAGTACTCCCCGAACCGCGTCATCAGGGTGACCTTGACCTGCTGTCGTACCCGGGAAGCGCCGTCCACGAGCACCACGTTGGTGCCGTCCACGGCAAGGTCGTGCACCGCATTAAGCTTGAGGTCCAAACTCATTTCTGCGGCTTCCCAGAAGTACCAGTGCCCGGCGTGACGCCGGTCGTGATGTGCTCGATCAGGCTCACTCCGTCTGCGGTGACATCGCCCGTAGCGTCCAGCTTTCCTCTGAGCAGAACGTCCGCATCGATGGTCAGGCCCGCAGGAGCAGAAATGCTCGCTGCACCGCTTGCCGTGATGGTGATATCGCCTGCGGGCGATATGGTGATGCTGGCCGAGCCGAACTGGACCACCAGGTTCTCGGTGTCGACCTGCTGCACGCCAGGCCGACAGACTGGCGTCGCGAACGCGTCGCTGAGATCGAACATCCTGGGATCTCCCGGCTCTCCGTCCGTCCCGGAGAGCCAGTTCTCCAGTGCCCGCTCGGAGAAGTGCAGCGTGACGTCGTCTCCGGCCGCCAGTGGCACCGAAATGGTTGCCTGGCCAGCCATTCCGCGCGGAAAGTGCACGGGAACGCTCACAATGCTGGGCGCCGCCAGCGCCTCGCCTGAGGACAGTGCCTTGCTGAGCGCGGGCGCAACGACAGCAGCGTGCCCGTCGAAGCTCACGATCTTGCCGGGCAGGCATGTGTGCACTTCTGCCAGCTCGGTGGCGATCAGCCGCCGAAGGTCGGATGCCTGACTCATGACACCTCCACGATATGCAGGTCGGTTGTCCAGTCACCACCGTGGTAGTCGCCACTGTGAGATACTGATTCGACGCGCCAGATCCCCTTAACCTGCCGGCTGTCCATGCGCACCCGGTCGCCCGGATTCAACCAGGGAAGCAGCAGTGACCGGACGCGCCAGCCGTCTCGACGCTGCCGCTCGGATCGGACAGTCTTTCCACCGCCGGCGTCTTTCTCTCGGCTGGCCTCGCGCACACGCTCCGGTGAACCGATCAGTCCGGATGCAGCGTTCAGCACGACCACGCTGCGCTCGGTCACACCCTTGGTGGCCACTACCTGCAGGGTCTGGTTCTGGATTGACCATTCCAGACCAGCACCCCTGCATAGCTTGTGCAGCGCGGCACGAGCAGGCCCGTAGAAGCTGAAGCCGTGCTCCCACGTCCTCGGTGTCAGAGACCGAGGCATGTTCAGGACCAATCCCATCTTTCCCGCCACGTCCTGGATGATCGTGGCCGACGTTGATCCTGCGCCATAACTCAGGCTCACCGCGCTGTCGCGAAGCTCGCCATACCCATCGGCGATCGCAAGCTCGGTGACCACATCGGGCGAATCGAAGCGAGTGAAGGCATCGACCACCGTTCCAGCCGCCAGCAGGATGGCTCCACTCTCCTCCTCGTAGCCCGCGTAGAGATAGGCGCGAAGGTCAGGCTTCTCCAGAGCTTTCCGCGTAGAAGGAGCGAGGTTATAGATCCGGATCGAGTGCACGTTAGGATCTTCTTCAGCATCCTTCTGCACGTCGAACTGGATCTGCATCGGCGGTAGGATGGTTGTGCCCTGCCCGCCTGGAGGTCCAACGACCAGGCGATAGGTGCGGCGGAACCGTGGCATCAGGCGATCTCCACAGCGGGAATGTAGATGAGGCTGGCCAAGCCCTTCCGGAATCCATCCCGGGGAATTCCGGCCGTGTCGCCCAGCACCAATGCCATCAGCTCTCCAGGCGGTAGCGCGAGGTAGTGAAACCGAGCGAGTAGCGGAACGTTCGGCACAACCACGATGCCGGCCACCACGGTCTCCTGGTTGTAGTTCTGGACTTCCATTGCCCACTGCTCGGCTTCGCTATTCCAGCCGAGTCGAACAAAGTACGTTTCCCCATCCAGTTCCACTTCCAGCAGCTGGTCATTGGCGTCGATGGTTTCGATCTGGAACATCACTGCACCCCTGGGGAGATTCCGTCTCCGCCAATGCCCAGAGTCCTGTTCACATACTCCGTGGCCGCCTGCTGCTGCTTCTCACTCAGCTCTTGCGTGCTAGCCTTTCCCCCGCTGGTACGTGTCGATCCGGCCTTGCCCTTGGCCTTGGGCGCCGCTTTGTCCTCAGGCACGGTTTCCGTCTTCAGCTGGGCCTTGACGATCTTCCGGAAGTCGCAGTCGATGGAGAAGTGGTCTCCTTCGTTCGTGCGGCCGATTCGGCAACGCTCCATGACCATCTCAGTGTAGGTATCCATGCCAGTGCTGATCGTGACCAGCTCGCGGGCCTCGTGAAGTCGTCTCAGAACGTCTTTTGCCTGGACCAGCTTCTGCCAGCCGTTGGCGCCGAAGACCGTGATCTGCGCCGAGGTCACCATGCCCGACAGCGACAGCTTTTCGGCATCATTCGACACGTTGTCGGTGATGGTGCTGCCATCCTCGACGGGGTAGACGGTCGCATAGCTATCCAGCACCGTGTCCTCGCTGATGAGAGCATCCAACTCCAGTGCGCCGACGGCCGCACGAGTGCCGAACACCGAGCTGAAGGTCAGTGCAGTCAGCGCCATGGTCAGTATCCGATTGCGAAGTACCGGACGATGCCGGGGGTGGCAGTGCCCTGCAGAAGCGTTCCACCCGCTGCGTCGAGGTCGCGGATGGAGCAGCCAGCATCTCCTGTCGTGCTAAAGATGAAGCCCAGGCAGGAGAACGCGTTCAGACAGGCATTCGGGAACACCTTTGGCCACTCCACCCTGAGGGAGGAGTCGGCGGGCACGGTGGCTTCGCCCCACTGAATGATGAGGCGGAAGTTGCTGGCATCGTTTACCAGCTCGACAAAGCCGCTCGCGGCAAGGAGCGTATCGGCCAGGACCATGAACGGGGCCATTCCGAGGTTGCTTCGCGCCTGAGGAGCTGCCGTCGCTCCGGTCCCGCCTTTCCCCACAGGCAACACCCCGGAGAGATCCGGCAGGCTGATGTCCACCTGCTCGGCACCGGTAAGGCGCCCCTTCTGGTCAACCTGAAAGCGGCCGACCTTGTTTGATGCCCCGTAGGCGCCCGAAGTCACACCAGTGTTGTCGAGCGCATGCGTGTGCCCATCCGGGCCCGCGTCGTTGCCTGACGCAGACGTGATTGACTTCGGAACAGCCGCTTCCCCACCCCTCCAAATCTGATAGGCAAGCGCCTCCTGCAGGGTATCGGTATCGCCGCTGGTGAGCGTCAGACCGGCGGCGTCAGTGACACCTTTGACCTGGTTGAACAACCACTGCTGTCGCAGCCCGTCGCCGCGGTGCACTGCGTTGAACTGCTCGACTGCTGGCGGCACCTGGCCAATGAAGCCCCATCCAGTCCGAACAGCCTGTTCGGACAAGTCCGCGACCGGACCTTCTGCCGCCCAGGTGACAGTGAAACCTTGGAAGAATTCCATGCGCCATCTGGCCTCATGTTGCGGGCACGGCCACGGCCAAAGCCATGGCGCGCGCCGAGTGGTTTAGAAGCTCTCGACCGGCGTCGGCAGCTGGTACTGGAAGCCGGTCATGGCCTTGCTGGTGCCGCGCTGTGCGGCTGCACCATAGGCGGCGGGGTTAGCGCCAGGCGGCGCGGTAACTTGAACGCTAGCGGTCTGGGTGACGGTCTGATTGACCGCAGAACGGCCCGCATTAACGACCGAGCCCGCCGATACGCTGCCAAGCGATCCGGTCGCGTTCGCCGTGATCCCGATGCCTTTCTTGGCCCATTCCGGGATCAGCCCCGACACGAAGTTCCAACCCGCGGTGAACTTGGCGGTGATCCAGTTCCACAGCGCCTCCACGCCGGACTTGAGCGAGGACCAAGCACTATCAGCCGTGACCACGATCCAGCCGATGGCAGTACCGATGGCCTCGGCCAGGCCGACTACCAACTTGATGACCATCCCGATGAGCTTGATGTTCATCCTCAACGGGAACAGCAGAGCCTCACCGAAAAGCTTCCCGTAGTTCGCGGCATTCTCCAGCTCTTGCGACGTGCTTTGGACCGGATTGATCAACTGGACGAACCAGTCCCAGATCTGCTGCAGCCAGCCACCGATGGTTTCAAACGCAGGCATCAACGGTGAGAGAGCGTTCGTCAGTTCCTGAAGGGCCTCACTACCCGCAGCGGCAACGCCTTCCCACACGCCGCCGAAGAACGCCTTGATCGGTTCCCAGTACTTGTAGACGGCGGCCGCAGCGACAGCAACGACAGCAGCGATTGCCAGGAGAGGGCCAGCGCCAATGCTGCCAATTGTTGCCAGCGCGGTGCCTATCCACCTCAAGACGCTTAGGAATCGCAAGCCCATGGGGCCGAACTTTGCGAAAGCCTGCGCAACCTTGCCGCTGCTTAGCCTTGCAAAGAAGAGCAGAAGAGGCCTGCCGACCGTGCCAATCGCTGTGAATACGAGGCGAAGCGCGTTGAATGCTTTGACGGCAGCCCATCCCCCGGCGAGCCCAGCGATCGCGGCCCCAATCTGTGGCAGGTGGTCGATGATCCACGATGCTGCCTTGTTGAACGCTTCGGCCGCACGGGTGTTCTCGTTCCACACGCCCACATTGCGAATCAGCTGATTGCGCAGTTGGGTCATCGACCGGGAGAACGTCATTGGTAGCCGCTTGAATTCCTCGTCAACTTGCTGGGTTTGTCGCAGCAGCCCATCTGCGATCTGCTTCGCGGTGATCTTTCCGTCCTGCCCGAGCGTCCTCAAGTTCCCAACCGTCGTTCCCAGGGCATCGGCGATAGCCTTTGCCAAACGGGGTGCCTGCTCCAGGATGCTGTTAAGTTCCTCTCCGCGTAGTGCGCCGGAGTTCATCGCCTGGCCAAACTGCGTCAATGCAGCGGCTTGGGACGCCGCGCTGCCACCGCCAAGCGTCATCAGCTTGCTGATGGTGTTCGACAGCATTAGGGTCTGATCATTGCTGAGTCCCAGCGCCTGCCGACCACGCGCCATCGACACGAAGGTGTCCGCCAGTGGGCTGAACTCTTGCCCGGTCTGCTGTGCAGAGCGAAACAGGAAGTCGACCGAGCGGTTGCGAGTGGCTGCATCAGGTGTCTGAAGGCCAATGCGAGCCTTCGAGCCGGCCCATTCGTCCGAGGCGTCCATTAGGGACCGAAGACTGAACGTTGCAATCGCCCCCTGAATGGCACCTGCTACAAGGCCGGTGGACATGCCAGCCCCGCCAGCGCCGCCGGTCCGGCGCAGCCGGCGCTGCCGGGCCTCCACCCGATCCATCTGCCGCAAGACCTCGCCGTATCCCTGACGGGCCCCCTGCCGCAAGCCGATCCCGAACTCCCGGGCTTCACGGGTCAGCCGGCCCATAGTGCGGGTCAGCTGGTTGCCAGTGCGGTTCATGCTGGCCAGCTCGCGATTGGCGACCTGTACGCCGCGCTTCAGCTGGTCGTTGGCGGCCTTGGCGGCCGTGTTAACCGCCTTCTCTGCCCGACGGTAGCCGTCGACATACTTCTTGAGGTTGCCCTCCCGCAGCTCATAGCGCAGGACGGTGACCAGTTCGCGCAAGGCCATGGTTACTTCCCTTTCGGCTTCTTGCCCGACGCCTCAGACGCCTCGCGGGCGTCCAGCAAGGCGTTGAGCTTGATCAGGTCCATGAGATCAACCGTTCCCTGGTTGATCTCGGTCATGGAGACGATGCCGGCCATCACCGGCCGGAAGATCAGGAACTCCCGTTCGAGCTCGGGTTCGAACCGTCCAGCAACCCGCCCAGCTTCTCCCCGAGGCCCGACCCAAAGAGGCCGAGCCATCGCCCCAAAGGGCCAGCGAAGTTCAGCTTGATGATCTCGAAGAGCAGTTCCAGGATCTCCCCGAAGTCAGCGAACGCGTCGTCCATCTGGCTCTGGGTCAGCTTTCGTGCGTCGCGCCCGGCCTTCTCATAGGCGACCCGCTCGGCATCGATGAGTCGGCTGCACCACGTGTCGAGGCCCTTGCCGTCCAGCGATCCAGAGAACGACCGGATTGCTCCGAGCAGCACCGCTTCATCGAGTTCGCCGTCGTCCTCGTCGGTCCTGCCGGCTGCAGCCGTGAGCAGGGTTCCCACCGCGGGCAGCAGCTCCTTCTGCAGGTCCCCGAAGATCCGCAGCTGGTCGCGCGGTGCGAATGTCGTCAGGTAGAACGTCGTCTGCCCGATCTTCACTTCCTTCTTGGCCATCAGCGTGCGCCTCCGACGTGGTAGGTCGCCTCGTTGGACGTTTCGATGGTCCACTCGCGATTGCCGATGGTCGCGCCGAACTCGGTGTTCGGCTTCTTCACGATCCACGCTCCGGGGTCGGCGATCAGGGTCCGACCGGTGAGGTCGGTGATGGCCAGCGGGAGCGCGCCCTGCCCGTGCGAAGCCCGGTCGAAGTCGGCTGCGGCAGACAGCGCATCGTTGCTCTTGCTGGTCTGCAGCAGGGTCAGCGTGATCTGCAGGGACCGGTTCTGCGACATCGAACGGCCTTTCTCGCCGTTGGCACCCACCACCGAGGTGATGCCATCCCCCATCTCTTCCACCGAGATGAAGGTGTCCTCGGCGTAGCCGGTGATGATGTGTGGCCCGAAGGTGATGATCACCTGCGAGGAATCGTAGGTCTTGGAGCCCATGTTCGAGGTCCTTAGATGCTGTAGGAGAGGGTGCCGGTGATCTCGGTCGTGTGGATGGCGCCGGCCAGACGCGCGGAGAACTTGATGCCCTCCAGCAGCCGCTGCGACTTCACACTGTCGGCAATCTCGGCGAGGCCGGGATAGGTAATCCGGTACGACTCAAGCACGTTGTCGTTGGCGTCGGTTTCGCGCGGTGCGATGCCGCCGGCGGTGACACCGGCGTCCAGTGCAGCGCGCAGCGCGGTCACGATCACCTGGATACCCGCGCTCGTGTAGGGAATCTTTCCGTCGGCCTTCGCCAGCACGTCCACGATGCCGGTCTGCACGCGGTCCTTGAGCCAGTCGCGGAAGCGGATGATGTCGATCCACTCGCCGCTGGCGACGGTCCCGTACTGGCTCAGACCCAGATTGCGGAACTGTTCGTAGGTGTTCGCGTTCTTGCTGCGCACGATCTGCGACTGCCCCTCGGTCAGCGGGTCAGTCTGCACACCGCTCAGCCGCACGTTCGCCCAAGTCTCGGCACCGGGGTCATAGGTGAAGCGATTGGCGGCGAGGGCGGTTTCCACCCACTCCGTGCCGGCGCTGGCGTGATACCAGAGCGCCGTGCGGTTGTAGTTCAGGGCCTTCAGCTGGCTCGCGATATCCGCGTCGCCGGCGGTGATGATGCCGGCGTCGCCGCTGCTGGCCAGCTGCAGCTTGTCGTTTGCCTCCACCCAGGCGGCGGCTTCCATGATTTCGGCCGCAACGCGCGACAGCTGGATCAGGCCATACCACCCGGAATGGGCGGCCCGGATCGCCACCAGGGCTTCGGTGATGGTCTCGGTCGGGTCGCCGTCTTCGTCCACCGTGCGGCGGCCGACGTACACCTGGTCGATCGCCCGATCCTGCTGGAACACAGTCTGGACGGCCTTGTACAGGGGATCGGTCAGTGCGACGCCATGCTCCAGCAGCTCGTCGGCGGAGGTGACCAGGAACACACGGTCGGCCGATGCCGGCAGCGGGGCGAGGAACAGCAGGTCGCTGAAGGACTGCTGGTTGATCGAGGTGGTCGCCAGCGAAATCTCGACCTTGGCGATGCGGTCAATGGATGCCATTGCAGGTTGCTCCTGGGCATAGAAACGAACGCCTGGCGGCGCGGGAGGGCGTGGTGCAGATGCCGGGCGCTCAGGTGGCGCTGGTGGCGTCGAACGTGTCGACCAGGTCTGTGCCGTGGTCCTGCAGGGTCATCTCGCCCTGCACGGTCTTGATCAGCCCGACCTCTTCGTCGTGCTGCTTGGTGTAGCGGATGCCGATATCCAGCACTGCGCGGGGCTCGTACTTCGCCCCATCGCGCAGGACCGGTATGTTCTGCACCGAGTCGGTGGCGTAGACAGCAATGTTGGCCGCATACCCTGCCGCGACCATGTATGGTCCCTTCAGGCGCTGGGACAGATCGTCAAGCGCATCGAAGGATCCATCTCCGAAGCACTGCAGTTCGACGGTGGCATCCCGGTGGGCGGCGTAGGTCTGAACCCCGTCGTCGCTCAGGTCTCCTTCCAACAGCGGCGCGCGGGGCGCCGTATCAACCCGAAGAGTGATGTAGGGGAGCTTGGGGCGAGGACCGTTCTGGTTGGCGAAGATCACCTGCAGGGTGGTTGCCTTGGCGATCAGAGCACGGATTTCATCTTCGATCACGCGCCCTCCTCGCTCGACAGCTTCTGCCGCACCGCCAGATAGCGGTAGTGGTTCACCCCGCGCATGCCCATGTTCCAGTCGCTGCCGGCGGTGACCAGGTAGCGATCGCCGCGGTAGATGACGATGTCGCCGTTACTGCCGGTGTCGCCAGCAACCGCCAACTGCGTCCGGGTGTAGATGCGAACAGCCGACTCGACGCGACGGCCTTCGGCCAGCGCCTGCAGCTGGTCGTAGTCCTCCTTCTTAGCCGGCTGAATGCTGGCCCTGAGGTCGATCTGCGTCTCCTGGCCATCCTGCCAGCGACCATCGACGTAGGCGCCTTCGCCCCGGGTGATTCGCGGATGTGTCCGTTCCCCGAGCATGCCCATCAGACCTTCTCCCAGCGGATGGCGTTGACCAACGTGCCGTGGTCGACCAGTGGCACATCGCTGCCCTTCTGGGCGATGGTGGATGGCGCATTGGGCACGGCCCAGCTCTTCGATGCCCTGACGTGGGCCTGCTGTTGCTGCTGAGCGAACTCGCCCAGTTGCGCCAGCGCGGTGTCGATAGGGGCGCCCTGCTCCACCCGTGTAGCGACTCTGTCCATTGCCATCCCGAGCACCCGCTCGTTCTTCTGGGCAAAGTCCCGGATGAAGGGTCGGGCGGGGATGTCCTGCGTCCCCAGCTCGTTGTAGATGGCAATGTCCAGCAGGCTGACCCCGTCCTGGGTGCCGGCTTTTGCCTGCACCCCGACCTTGATCCCCCGGCCATCCAGCGCATCGACCTGCTTCAGGTACTGCGCCAAGCCATCGCCGCTGCTCTTGGTTATCGCGGCCATCCGCAACACCCCATGGGCTTTGGGCTGACGGTGATGGCACCCAGCCGCGCGCAGATGTCGTTGAGGGCGGCCCAGCGTGCGTAGAAGCCCGCCGGATCGGCAACGCCACCGCCGGTGGCGCCGTCGAAGTAGGTGCGGCTGAGGTCGCCGTCCGTCTGGGATTTCACACCCAGCGGGACGACCTCGCCGTTGTCCGCAGCATCCTTCTGCTGCTGGCGGCTGTAGAGAAGCCACGCGGCGTACCACGCAACCGCCTCGTCCGCCTTCTTCTCCGTGAGGCATGCCGGCCTGTAGGCCTCCGCCATCGAGATGGCCGTGGCCTTCTCTTCCGGCGTGGCGGTCAGGCCCGGGGCGAGGAAGTCCAGGATCTCGATGACGTCGGCCATGGCCATGGTCAGGCGTCCTTCTGTTCGCCGTCGCCGCCCGTGCCGGCCTTCTTCTCGGCCTCAGCGATGGCTTCCTTCAGCTTCTCGACGCCCCAGTTGGCGCCGGCGTTGGGGACGCCCAGCTCCTTGGCGCGGGCGACCAGCGCGGCTTTGTCTTCGCCGTCGCCGCCGGTGCCGGCCTGCGCGCTGGCTGCGCCCGATACCACTTCCAGCAGATTCGCCTTGACCAGCTTGCCGAGGTTCTTCGTCGGCTGGGCGTCGAAGGTGCCGCCGGGGGCGATCACCTTGCCATCGTGGACGTGGGCGCCCACGGACTTGTTCTTGTAGGTCGCCATCACAGCACCGCCTTGGTGAACGCGAGGGGGTAGAAGACCGAAACGCCGGCACTGCGGGCCATGCACGGCACCACCAGCTCCAGGTTGCGGGCCTGCGCCGGCAGCTGGTTGAACTGCATCGGCACGTCGTGGGTGATGTTGTCCGGCGCGAACTCGCCGGCAATGATCAGATCATCGCCGCCCGGGCCAGCGCCCGAGAGTTCGGCCATCTCCTCGAACACCAGTCCCGGATGCTTGCGACGGAAGAACTCGGCCACGGTCAGGCCGTTCGAGTCCGGCAGGCGCTTGGAACTGATGATCGACAGCGGCTCGGTGGCCATCGCGAAGCGATTCGGGGTGTGCACACCCTTCGACTGCACGCGCACCGCGTTGTAGATCGCGTCCAGGTCGGCCAGGATCACGTCCGCATCGGTGGCCATGGTCCAGCCGCCGGTGATGGTCGTGGTGCCGATGTTCGGATGGTTGGTCAGGCCGTACAAGCCATAGTCCGCATCGCCAACCATGCCGATCAGGTTCAGCTTGATTTCCACCGCCAGGCGCGCGGCGTTGGCCTTGCGAGTCGGGAGATTGGCGCCGGTGGCGTTCGAGGCGATCAGCTCGTTGACGTTGTAGCCGTAGCTGTCACCGATGGTCTTGACCCGGATGGTCTTCTCGACGCGGGCCACGTCGGCGCGCGGCAGGTCGTCGGCGTAGTTGGCGATGACCTTGGCGATGCCCACCGAGTCGTAGACCGAGTAGGTCACGGTCTCGGCCCATTCGGGGACGTCGCTCGACGGCGGGACCAGCATCAGCCCCTTCATCGGCGGCAGCTTGCGGTCGTAGGTGCGGGTGCGGACGTAGTCCAGCTGGCGGGCAGTGAAGATGCCAGCATCCTGCCGGACCAGATCGGCTCCGGTGTTCTGCTGGAACTGCGCCACTGCCGAGAGGTCAGCCTCGTCGTAGTGCTCGTGCATGGTGGTTTCCTGATATGCAGAAGCCGCCCGAAGGCGGCTTGGGAGGGGTGTCGGTTGCAGACCGGCTTACGGAGCGGCCGGCGGCACCGCGAACGGGTTGTGCAGCTCGACCAGGGCGACGTTGGACGACACGCCAGCCGGATCCGTGACGGCGACGATGCCGCTGCGGAACACCGCGTTGGGCAGGGCCGTGCCAGCGTTGGCCACCCGGCCATCTGCGGCGAAGGAGACCGGACCGTCGACGGTCACGGCACCGCCTGCGGCCACCTGTGCCCAGACATGGCCCTTGGTCATGACCGACGCGCAGTCGTACTGGACATAGCCGGCATCGGTGATGGTGTGGCTGTGCAGGCTGATGCCGCGCACCTTGGCGCCAGCCCCTGCGACCAGCACGCCGCTCGCGTCCGTGCCAGTGACCAGGCCGAGGCCGAGGCCAGCAGCGCCAACCGGGAACGATTCGACGCGGTCGTCGCCCGAATCGCCCTTCATGCCCGCAAACGCGCGGGACTGGTAGTCCTCATACATGGGGAATCACTCCTCCGTGGTTTCGCCGCTGTTGCGGGCGATCATGCGCTCGCGCGCGGAACGGGCGTCCTGGCGGACTTCGGGGTTGTTGCCGGCGGGGCGCTGGCCGACCAGGTCCTGCCGCTGGCTGGCGACCGCGTCCTGGCGCTTCCCCTTCTCGGCGATGGCCAAGTCGTAGGCGGCTTCGATGTAGCCGTCGCTCTTGCCGGTCAGGTCGAAGCTGTCGCCGCGCACCTTCTTGATCACGGCACTGCGGATCTCGGTGTCGGTGGCGTCGGGCTTGAAGCTGGCGCCGATCTTGGTTGCGCTGTCCTCCAGCAGGATGCGGGCCTTGGCAGCCGCGGCAGCATCGGCACGGATCTTGTCGGCTGCCTTCTCGGCATCGACCAGCTTGGCCTCGGCAGCATCGGCGCGAGCCTTCTCCTTGTCGATGTCGGAGCGGGCGGCGGTGAGCGCGTCCTGCGTTGCCTGCAGGGCATTGGCGACCTCGGGCGCGGCATCGTAGGAGATGCCGGAGTCCAGGCGAACCTTGACCATGGTCATGGTGGTGTCTTCCTCGGTTGTGTCGGCGTCTGCCGCGTCAAGATTGAGCCGGGCGTTGCCCGCACGGCCACGGGGGACCAGGGCCAGATGGTTGACCCTGATGTTTCGCTGGATGGCGTCGTACCGCTCGCCATTGATCTCGCCGGGCGTCTCCTCGATGTCGAGGGTGTAGCCCAGGCTCAGTTCCTTCTTGCCGGCCGCGATGGGCGCCGTGTCGTAGATCACCACGTCGCCGCGCGCGTCGTCGCCATCCCGCCGTCCTTCGGTCAGGAGGGTGCCAACGGTGTGCACCTTGGCGTTGCTGGCAGTGACCAGGCCGGGGTGCCCGTCCGTGATCGGCTTGCCGCGGTAGCTGGACAGTGAATCCGCGTGGAAGACCTCTTCCGGCGGTCGGTACTCCCGGCGCAGCTTCCCGTCAGGCCCGCGGTAATCAAAGATCCCCGTGCGGGTGAGGATCGGGGCGTCCTGGATGAAGCCCTCGACGGTGGTGGTCGCCTTCAGCTCCACCCGATCAAAGCGTTGTGCGGGCATATGGCCCTCCTAGTGAACGATGAGTGCCGCGAGGTCATCCAGATCAGGCAGTACGGCCTCAGCACTGCAGCGGCAGCGAATGGGCTGCCCCGGATGGCCGTCGGCTGGCGGCTGATCCCAGCGATACGTCTTACCCTCGCGAGCGACGTGCTCGGATCTCTCCCGGCCGTCCAGCACACCGCGCCAGCGGTACTCTTCGACGCCGATGCTCTGCTGCCGGGCTTGGGTGATATCTCCGTTCAGCTTGCCGATCTGGTCCCGAGCGATCAGCTCGGCTCGGTGCTTGGGCAGGTCGTAGGTGTCGCGCACGACCTTGATCACGTCCCTGAGGCTGCGGCCCGATTGGACCGCCGCCGTCACTCGCCCCCGCAGCTGCTCCACATACTGCGTAGGGATGGACTGGATGAGCGATAGGTTCTCAGCCTCCCAGACTCGCATCAGGTCGCGAAGGTCCGGATCCGCCGTCAGGATGTTCACCCCGTAGGCGGACCGCAGAACGGCATGGAACTGCTGCTTGTTGAAGGCAGTCGTGCGCCTGGCGAACTCGGACACCAGTGGCCCGAGCACTTGGTCCTGCACCGATGACAACGAGGTGGCCGCTGCCAGTGCCTGTACGAGCTCGTCGTACCACCCTGCCGCGATCGACGGGTCGACTGCGTCGGACCGGTAGCCCAGCGCGCGGATTACCGCCGGCCCCACGACCGCAGTGAGCTCGGTAGCGATGGCCGTCAGCGCCTGCTCATAGTCCCGTTCGACGCCAGCCGGATAGAGCCAGCGCCGAGGCTTGCGTGCCGGCCGGCTCACAGGCCGCCCGCATAACTCGCCGCGGTCCCCGGTGTGCTGTCCTTCGGCACCAGCCCGAACAAGCCGCGCTGCTCGACGTATCTGCGGGCATCATCCTCCGAAACCGCACTTGTGCCGGTGATGGCCACCAGAGCCTCGGCCTCGGTCTTCAGCGCCTCAGCCTTGGTCTTCTCGATGTCGGCCAGCTCCTTCTCCGTCAGCTGCTTCAACGGCGACCACTGGACCTTCCAGTTGTCGGGAGCCTTCCCCGCCAGCGCTCGCTGTGCACAGATCAAGGCGATGACGCGCTCGAGTGCCGGCTGCATCCTCAGGCTGCGCAGCTGCTCGACCAGGTTGTAGTAGCCCTCGAAGTCGGCGTCCCCGGTGGCGTTCTGGCCACCTGGCGAGCGGCCGAACAGCAGCGTGACCGGGATGCCTGTCTCCGCCGACAGCGCGATCTGGAACTCCTGCAGGAGCTGGTTGACCCCACCCACGTTGGTATCTTGGATCGAGTACTCGTCATCGCCATCGACGGCGACAGTGTTTAGGACCCCGCGAGCCTGGTCGACCATCGCGATCCGCTTCTGGATCGTGGCCTCCTGGTCCGCCTGTACCGCTTCGGCCAGGCCCTCCATCTTGTAGACCGCCTGCTGCTTGCGACGCAGGATCTCCTTGGCGAGGTTGGTCGCTTCGATGTAGTCGCGGATTCGCCGGAACGCGCGCGTGGCCGCCGCTCTGCCCCGCCACGGAATGTTGTCCTGCCTCATGTGCGCCGGCAGTGGCTCGCCGGGCACCTCGATAAGGCGCGACTCGTGCACCAGCACTTGCGCCCCTGCCCCGCGCACCCGCAGCCGGTACAGCTCGGGTTGGCCGTAGTTGCGCGCGTTCGGGTCGTTGTAGGGCCGGTCGATCGACACATCATCGATGTCGAACGCTCGCAGTTCCTCGATGGTGTCCAAGCTCTCAGGCTTGATCGGGTCCCTCAGCAGGCCCCCGTCAGCGGCAATCACCAGAAGGCAGCCACCACCTCTCAGGCGCGACCAGCGCGCGGCGTCGGCGAGCAGCGGCAGCACGTTAAGGCGCTCCAGTTCTGCCTGGACGACGCTATCCGTGTCGCCGGTGATCGTCACTCCGCCCTTGACCGCGTTGTCCGCCGGAAGGTCCACAACGCGGGCCGGAAGCCCGCCCTCCGCGTACATCGAAGTATCCGAGAGCGCGATGTGGGGCTGCAGTGCTCGCACACCGACCACGGCGTCCAGATAGCCATCCTGATTGAAGGTTTCGTGGGTCATTGGGCCATCGCCATGAAGCGAGCGAGTTTGTCGCTCTGGAGTTCAGCGAATGCCCCCGCGGAGGCGTCCACCTGATCGTCGTGGATGCCCGCCTGCTTGGTCGGGAAGGCCTCCAGTTCTGCGAAGTAGTCTCTGTTCCAAGGGCCCTCGACAACGTCCACGTTCCCGACCTGCCATTGCGCGGCGAACGGCTCAGCACGCGTTTCCTTGTCCCCGGTCTCGCGTGTGGCACTGACGATCTGGCCCGCCAGTTGACCAACCATGTTCTCCGCCTGGTCTTTGCCAGCCTGGCCAGGGTCCTGAGGAACTACCACCCGCACCCGCTTCCCATCAAGCTTCGCCGTGTTCTGGATCAGCTTGCGCACCTCAGCAGCACGGATCCTGGCGCGAACTACGTCAGCAACGACGAACCTACCGTCCCGACGCTTCCCCATGAGAACGCCGGCTGTCCAGTCTGGATCCGGGTTGGCCTCGCTCGGCTCGGTGGCTGCAAGGTCCCATTTGCGGACCCAGACCAGCACGTCGCTGGGCCGGGTGGGAATGATGTCGACGTCGGTGCGACGGAAGTAACTTCCTGCCGTCCTACGTACCTTCCAATTGCCGCCCAGCAGGCGCTCTCGCTCGACGCGAGAAAGCGCCATGAGGTTGGCCAGGTATTCAGGGTTCGCCTCAAGAAGCGCCTTGTTGTCGTAGACACTCGCAGCGATGAAGGTCGCAGACTTCACCAGCGCCTCAGGGGGCAGGCCCGCGACACTCTTGAGGCCCGCGCTGGCCACGACCTCGCCCGGCGTGTAGCCCCAGACAACCGAGTCGTTGACGACAGTGAAGTAGCGAACCACTCCATCACGCTCTGGGATCGGTAGCCCAGTCTCCTGGTCGATCCACCATGCGATGAAGTCCGCCACCCAGGAGTCAGCGTCCGGGTTACACGTGGCGCGCACATATGGCCTCACGCCAGAGGTCGACCGGTTGCGGCTCAGCATGTAGAAGAACTGCGCGCGGGTGAAGTGCGTCAGCTCATCGAAGCAGATCAGCGGTATCTGCGAACCTTGCCATCCCAGCACGTCGGCATCGTACTGAAGGTGGCGCATCTGCACCTGAGCTCCAGACGGGAATGTCCACTGAGCATGCGGCGACGTGCGCGGCTCCGCTCCCAGCAGCGGGTATAGCTTCACGGACTCCGTCCAGAGGCCGCCCGGCGCAGTGATCTGAGTACCATTGCGGCGGAAGATGACGGCGGAGAAGCCTTCCACCGCCGTGTGGCGCATCGTCTCCAGCAGCAACCCGAAGGTCTTTCCGCCGCCAGCGGCGCCTCCATAGATGGCAATGTCCGCAGCGGTCGCAAGGAACCTTTCCTGCGGACCCTTCTGCGGACGAAGCATCAGGACCTCCCGTTGTCCGGTAGGTAGACCCCCACCACCGCCTGTGTGGTCACCGGGCCACCGTTGGCACCGGTGTGCTCCATCTGGTGCTTGTTGGTATAGGAGCCGCCCGCCTCCTTTGCCGCCTGCTCATACAGCTGTGCGGCGAGCCCCAGGTTCTTCATTCGCTCGGCCTGGTTCGCCATGCGGTTGAGGGCCCGGAGCCGCACCGCCCGGTTCGCGATTGGAATCTCCGCCGTCTCGGCCTTAAAGCGCTCTCGGGTGCTGTTGAACAGGTCCACCCAGCGGGCCGCCAGCTTCCGGCCGGCGTGCTTGGTCGGGTCATGGGACTCAACCGTCTGGCGGCTGACCGTCACCCCGAATTCGTTCTTGACCGCTTCCACCACCGTGCTGGGCGTGTCGAAGCACGCCAGCTGCTGGACGATGAAGGTCTTCACATGGGCATCAAGGGCGGGCATCTCTGTTCAGCCTTGTCGTGCCCGGTCGTGTCTATGCCGCCCTCAGGAGGCAGGTCCCACAGGAACGGGCAATGTTGATCTTGGCCACCTCGGGCGGCCTGCTTGCTGCGTCTACCATCCGCTGGACCACCTCGCTGGCTCCATACCTGCGCACAACGCCGACGAACTCGCCCACATCGTGCCCTCGCATGGCCAGGCAGGCGGTGCCGTCCCTGTGGAACTTCGGGGCACCGTACTGATCCGTCTCCTGGCTCAGGTGGTAGAGCTCATGCTCGACCAGCGCGCAGAAGTCGGTATCGCTGCACTCGGCGCAGTAGTCGGCGGCCAGGGTGATGACTGCATCCGGCACCCGGCCGAACCAGTCGACCATCTGGCGCTCCATGCGGGCCTTCTGCCACCCACCGGCCCGGAAGGCGACCAGCTCGGCCTGACCCACCACGGTCCTGCCCTGCTTGGTGAACGCGGAGGACGCCCAGAGGACTGCAACGTCTGCGCCTTGGAGGTGCTGGTGATCCGGGTTGTGGAGGTTCCCCCCTTCGTCCAGGACCTCCCCCTCTATCCATGCCCACACCTCGGGCGCAGGCCTGAACTGCTGGGTCAGGTCCTCCAGGTCGATCTCCAACAGAGTTGGGGGCGGCAGCGGCCTACTCACGGCTCGGGGCCTGCTTTCCCCAGCTCCCGGATCTCGCCCATGCGGGCGTCACAGTCCTGAAGAGTGATCAGGTTCGCGTTGTAGGCGTCCACCACTGCCTCCACTGTGCGCGACTCGGCGCGTCTGGCTGGGCACGGCTTGGTCAGGCGCGAATCAACCGGAACCAGCTTCTCCACCGGCACATAGACCTTCTCCGGCAGCTTCGGCTGCTCCGGCTTCTTCGAGCATGTGCCGAAGCCACACAGAGGCAGCATCAGGATCAGAGCAAGGGAATGGAATCGCACAGGGCCATCTCCAGTTGAGACCGGCAAGCCGGTATGGCTTTGGCGGCCGCCAGTGCCTTCTCGGCCGCCGTAGCGCGGCGCTGACTCTCGGCGGCGACCGCTTCTGCCCGACGCGCGGCCTCATCGGCTGCCACCTTCTGCCGGGCTGCGGCGTCGATCGACGCCTGTGTCTGCCGGTTCACTTCCCGCAGAAGCTCACCGGCGGCATTGGCCGCGCGCAGGTTCTCGGCAGCCTGATCTCGGGCGTCGTCGCGCTGCTTCTCGGCCTTGGCGATGCTGGCCTGGGCCTTGGCGACCGCGCGATCCTCGCCGCGCTGGCATCCGGCGACGAACAGACCACCGGCCAGCAGGATCAAGAGGCCCCAGCGAAGCAGATCGGTATAGGGACGGATCGGGTCAGGGATCAGCACGGCTACCTCCCCTCGGCTTCTGCTTGAAGCTGGTCGCCACAGGCACCAGGAACGCGCCGCCGACGGCCAGGCCGCCCAGCACGATCAGGCCCCATTCGGGGAACAGCTGCTGCGCGCGCTCGGGCATCAAGGCGTAGGCGCCGAGTGCGGCAGCGGCGGCAGCCGCCAATGTGGCCAGCCAGGTGCTGGCGCGTCCGGCCACGCCATGCCAGTTGAAACGGTCCTTCACTTCAGCCCCCTGAGCTGCTTCAGCTCGCGGATGTCCTGCTTGTTCTGCTCGACCTGCACGGCCTGCTTCGCCAGTTCAAGCTTCAGGGCCGGCACGTCCGCGAGCTGGGTGTTGATGGTCTGCAGCTGCTGCTGCACGGTCAGGACCTGTTGGTTGGTGACCTGCTGCTGGCTGAGCAGGGTCTGTACCGACCCCACCAGCCAAAGCACGCCGGCAACCACACCGCCGGCGAACGCGCCGACGATCCACTTTTCGACTGGTCCCAATGAGAGGCGAGTGCGGCCGTCCTGGCTCGGCTGGGTTTCCATGCTCATGCGCTCCCGCCCACCTTCCCGCCGGCCTGTCGGTATACGTCCAGCAGGTTGGCCAGCTTCTTCTCGGGCTGGCCGTAGCCGGCCCCCGGCAGGCTCGCCCAGATGTTGCGGACCTTGGCGATGGCCTCCGCGATGCGACCCGACTGGATCAGCGGCAGCGCTCGGCGCTCCCGGATCAGCTGGATGGCCCAGCGATCCTGCGACAACGGCCCGAAGTCCGGCAGCTTCAGTAGGTCCCGGTAGTGGGCATAGTCCTTCAGCATGAACTGGTAACGGCCCGACGCATTCGAGGTCAGGCCCTTGCTGTTGATGCGCTTGGACTTCCGGCCGCGCGAGAACGGATGCACTGAGTAGTCGGTGAACACCTCCGGCACCCGATCAGCGCCGGTCACGATCACGTCGTAACCGCGGTCCTTGGTCGCCGGGCTTGTGCTCGTCCCTTCTGCCCAGGCCAGCATGTCGAGGAAGGCCACGACGTTCACGCCGCCAGCCTGTTGGGGTGTGATGTGGGTCATGACCTTCCCTGCATAGGTGCCCGCCCCGCTGCCGGCTGGGCGCGAGAGTTGATCCGGTCGGGGGTTGCGGGCGTAGATGGAGCGGGCCATGGGAATCGAACCCACGTGGGCAGCTTGGAAGGCTGCCGCCTGACCACTCGGCCAGACCCGCATAACAAAAAGCCCCGCACGATGGCGGGGCGTTCGTCCAGGGCGTTGGCCCTGGGGGGCCAATTTCCCAACTGTACTTAGCCTATAGGGTTGGGCGAACGGGTTGCAACCGTTCACCAGACCTACGCTACCTCTCGCGCGCTGAGGGCTCGCGCCATGTGCTTGATTGCGTCCTGTTCGGCGTCCCGGAGCAGAGCCAGGATCCAGTTGTACATGCCAGACCAGGCATCTCGATACGCTGATTGGCTACGGCAGATAGCGTTGGCACGAGTCCGATCCGACCACGAGATATACCCGGCGCCACCACAACGGGTGCACGGGACCATCGGATACCCATGGCAGGCATCGCATGCGGATGACCCGGCTATCTCCTGCAGCGCGGCCAGCGTTATCGGCGCGACCATCGTCGCTGCGTCTCTCGGCCAGCACTGTGCCCTGGCGCTGTCGAAATCCGCCTGCGCTCTGTCGATCAACCGACGCAAATCCGGTGAGACGGTCCGGGAGAACACTGCCATCGCCTGATGGAAGCTCAGTTCCACTTTGGCGACGGACAGCTGCTCCTCCTGCCTCCTCCATTCGCTCAGCACCGCCCCAAGCACCTGCATACGGAGCTTCGCGGACGGGCGCACCTCCGTATCCAAGAAGCAGCATTCCACCACCTCCCGGCCAAGGCCCGAAGGAACACAGCCAAGCGCGTGCGCAATGTCGATGTTGGCTAGGCCACCTCCGCCTCCGCCGAGTCCAGTGTCGAACCTCACTGTCTGGGCGCTGAGCCTTGCCAGTAGTTCACGAGGATCAGCCATGTTCTCTCTCCTGTTGCATATGGTCCCGGCTTGGCCGGTCAATGGTGTAGCGCATGTGTCGGCGGTTGCCGGCCGCCTGGACAAGCCCGGCGTCGGCCATGTTGCAAAGCGCCTTGATGGCCTTCCTTCTGTTGATTCCGCACGCCTGCATGCCATCGGCGATCTCGGAAGCGAGGTGCCAGCCGGGGTGCTCTCCCATCCAGAACCGGACAGCGGCGGCGAGGCTCATGGCTCGACCCTTCCGATCTCGATGACGCAACCAGGTGCGTCGAGCGCGTCCGCCCCCTCGCCCGGGTAGCGCTTCGCCGCGGTGCACTCCACCACTCGGGCGTCGTCGCGCCAGATGCCGGCGTCGGTCAGAGCGTCTTCAGTCGAACGCACGAGCTTGGACAGGTCGGGCAACTTGCTGGGGAAGACCCTTCGGCGATTCGGGGCGCTCAGGGGCTTGGGCAACGTGAAGGTCATCCGGACTTGCAGCGGCTCGTCCAGCACGGCAAGACCCAGTGCCTTGCGCACCTGTTCGGCGGCCAGCTTCACGTCCTGCCGCCAAGGGCGCACCTTTTTCGACGCCTCCACCAGTTTGGCGTGGATGAGCCCATCCCGGCCCTTGTAGGTGCCCTTAAAGGCTTTACTCCCCTGAGGTGCTGGGGATCCATAGACCACGATCCGGATGGTCATACGGCCACCATGACCAGTCCGTCCCGCCACATGGCGAGAACGGTTCGTTCATGGCCGGCCTGCCAGATGAGGGCTTTCTCTTCCTCGGTGTATCTGCGGCCCTGATCCAGCTCCTGATGGCAGGCCCGGCAGCCACTGGCGAAGAAGCAGTCGTGGGCCTTCATCGCCCCACCCTTACCGTGCCGGCTCTGGTTGCTGTGGCAAGGCTCGCCGTATCCGCCCACGCAGACGCCAGGGATAAGGAGCGTGCACTGGATCCGATACGCCAGGTCCAGCAGGTCGCGGTCGCGGTAATTGCCGTGCATCAGGGATTTCCCCCGCATACAATCGCGTGATCAGACACAGGGGATGTGACGTGGCGGATCCGGTTAACTACTGCAGCTGGTTCTATAGGTCTTTCTGCATAACCCAGAGCGAGTGGGCTACCTGGACTCAGGCCGCACTGACCGTGATCACTTTTGCCGTAGCCCTTGCTCGCCAAGAGATGACCGACAGGCGATCTTCCGCGCAGAAGGAACAGGCCTCTCGTGCCCTCCTGCAAGAGCGTCAGGAGCATTCGGAGCAGCAGCGGATGGCGAATGAAGCGCTGTTGGCGGAATCCGAACGAAACCGGAGGCTTCGCGCAAAGGCTATCGCGATATCCATCAAGCCCCAGTTGAATAGGTTCAACGCGGTCATGCAAGTAATCCGGGAAAGCGGCTGTCCAGACACCCCTAGAGAAGCGTTTGACGAGATTGGTCCTAGCCTTGAGATACGGCACCGGGGAATCGAAGCTCTGGAGCTTGGCGAATGCAGTGAGGCGGTCCTTGACGTGATTGAAGCAGCCCAAACTCTCTATGAGTATCTCAAGTCGTGCAAAGCGACCGGAAAGTTCGAGCCGGAAAACATGCGGCTTATCGATACGCTTGCGATCGACATAGAACACACGGGCGAAGAAGCAATCGACGCAATTCTGGAGATTGTCCATCGTTCCGTTAATGCCTGAGGTCGAGATCATGCCGCCTCCACGAAGTCGTGGGGGTTGAACCCAAGGCCAAGCAACACGGTGTCCGACCAGCGCACAGGCTTGGCGCGCAGCCCCTGCTCTTCTGGGTGATCACCGATCTGCACCAGCACGGCTATTGCGTCGCATGCCATCGACCTGGTCAGCTTCAGGCTCGACCCGCCGAGCATGATCATCCCTGGGGCACCCTCCCCCCGATCGATCGCCGGCATCAGGCGCCAACCCAGCATCGTGCCAGCCACCATGTGGCGCCAGTCGTCCTTCGTCAGACGCTGGCCGTGCCAGGACAGGCCCTCGGCCAGGTCGCCGCAGATTGCGTTGAGCATGCGCTGCTGCTTGGGGGTCATCATCCCCTCGCCACGCTGCTTCCAGTCTTCGGGGCGGATAGCGGTCATGGGATAACCGAACCCCACGCTGAAGCCGTTGGCAGTGCCGTACGAGCAGGTGCGACCACCGGGCGCATCAACCGCTCGTGCAGCATCTCGTGGAAGTCGGCCGCGCCAACCCTGACCTTGATCCTCTGCATCGCCGATAGCAGCATCTGCGTCTCGCCTTGGGCGAAGCGCTCAGGGAATGCCCAGGGATCGTTCTCGTCGGCCCATGTCTTGGGGCGTTTGCCGGCGGCAACGGCGACCCTGCTGCCGCTCACCTCCAGCAGGCCCCAGCGCGCGGGCAACTCGTCCACCGTGATGAGGCCCTTCGGAGCCATGAAGTAGCGGTAGAGGCCCAGGCCGTGCTCTGGCCTGGCGCGGAATCGCTTCTTTCGGTCTGCCAAGAAGTCCGATCGGCTGACCTTGCACTCGACCAGCATGGTCCTGCCGGTGTACCAGCCGATCGCATCCGGGTTCTCGCCGTTGCCGGTGGCAGCACACAGTTCCTCCAGGACCACCGAGCAACCGGCAGTGTTCCGCAGCCAGCGGCCGGCGATCTTCACCAGGTCTGAGTGCTTCACGCCCTGCCCGTCCATCACGGCACCTCCGGGCGAGCTGCGAGCATGGCGGTGTAGCGCTCGCGGTTGTTGGGCGAGTAGTAGCCTTGTCCCATGACTTCGTCCCACAGCTTCCTCATCTCGCGCAGTTGGGACTGCTGCTGTCCCGGGGTGTCCATGGCGAAACCGTGGCGGAGGCAGACCGCCATGCTCACGAGCAACGCTTGATCCGGCTCCTCGGGCGGCGTGAGGGCGGCGATGATGGCGCGAAGGGCGGTAGGTACGAAAAGCACTCCACCGTGGCCACCCCCACGGATACTGGTTGCTACCTCTTCGACTCCAGGCATTTCCGCAGCGTCTCGATCAACCTCCGCAGCCAGCAGATCCCGCGCCCGCTTCTCGATGTCGTTCATGCTGCGTCCTTCTTCGTCAGGGGGCCTGCGTAGTGGGTGATTGGCACCAGCCGCATTCCCAGTCGCCATTGCGTCTGTCCGCGCGTGGCGTAGATGACCAGTGGTTTCTCGCCGTAGCCGTAGCAGACGTACCAGCCCGCTTCGGACACCGGCTCGGCTGCATCGCGCAGCTGCAGGACCAGGCGCGGCAGTTCACGCGGCATGGCGCACGCCCTCAGGGTCGTGAGTGGTCTGTTCTTGGGCCGCAGGCTGCGGATCGGCCGCCATGCTGATACCGAGCTCACGGGCGATGTCATCCATGTGCCGTGCCACCTGCTCGCGCGTTGCCGGTGCGGATCGAGCCACCTCGTGCGCGATGTGGGCTTCGGGCGCCGGCGGCAGTTCCGCGCCGCGCATCACAGCCTCCTTGGCACGGTTGTAGGCCGCCAGCAGCAGCTTGTCGGCCTTGTCGGCGCTGGCCAGCCGGTAGCGATGGCCATCCAGGTACTGCCATACCAGCCTGGTGAATCCGTCCTGCTTGCCCGTGTCGGCACGCACGGCGTCGAACGGCGGGATGCCAAGGCACATCATCCGGAACTGCGGCAGCGTCGGTGGCCACGGCTCTGCACTGGCGATGCAGGCGGCCAGGCCGTCGGCCAGCTGACGGCCGCTCAAGCCGGCCAAGCCCTTCGCCCACGTCACCGCGGCGCCGACGTTCGGGTTCTCGCCGTATGCGCTGGACCACTTGAAACCGTAGATTTCAGCCATCCGCACCCAGAGCGTCCGCATAGCCGTGGCCGGTGCCTGCGAAGGTTGCGGCGTCTGCGGCGTCTGCGGCGTCTGCGAGTTCGCCTTCGAGGGCAAGCTGCGCGGTTCGTTCGGCAGGTGAGAGGCGACGTGTTCCATGGTTCGATCCGTTGCTCGAGTTGACGGGCTTGGCGCCCTCGGCGTGTCGGCCTCGCGCGGCGGCGACGGCCCAGATGAAGAGGCTCTTCGGCGGCGGGGCACGCGCCCTGCCCTCCTCGACCAGGTCGACCAGCATCTGGAACGGCACGCCCTCGACCTCCACGGCTGCGATCAGGTCGGGATGGCTGGCACTGGCAGTGTGGCAACCGGCACGCCGCATCAGCACGCTCGCCCAGCCCGTAGCGCTGAACCCCTCAGGGATCTCTGAGGCTTGCAGTGATGTATCTGGAGTAGATATCCCTGTCCCTGTCCCTGTCCCTGTCTTAGCCGTGACACGTCCGTGACCTGTCACCGTGACAGGTCGTGTGACATTGTTTGTGACTGGCGGAGCTCCGGAATCGACCGAGTCTTGACTGCCCTCCTCGCCCCCAGCCTTGCTCCCATTCCCTCGAGCATCGACCAGCGAAACCTGCAGTTCGTGGCGCTCGAGCAGCTTCCGCAGGTCTCCGGTCTTGATGTTCCAGGGCGGAGTTACACCCACACCACGCAAGGCGTCGAACGCCAAGCCGCGCCACTCGCGCTCGCGCTTCTTCCGTTCGGCTTCATTGCTCTTGCCGGCGCGGTACTCCTGCCGCTCGGCCCAGGCGTCCAGGGCCTTCTCAGCGACGACCGGGTGATACCAGCGGCCATCGCTGCACAGCACGAACCCACGCATCGCGCCTGACTTCACGGACAGCCAGCCGCGAACATCCCGCCCGAAGCCGGCATACGCGGCCAGCGATTGGTCGTTGTCCGGAAGGCTGGCTGCCGGCAACTGATTCCATGCGGCGCACCAGAGCAGCACGGCCGCCCTGAACTCGTCGCCGGTCGCCATGATCGCCAGCTCGCTGTCGCGCAGTCTCGACACGTCTAGCGGCATGAATGGCATGCCGCGCAGGTCGACGTCGGGGGAAACCAGAGGATCCATGTCAGGCGGCCAGCGGCGTCTCGTTGTCCTCAAGCACCGGCAGCCACGTCTGGCACCTCATGTCGCTGATGCGGCACTTGCGGGGCGCACCGTGGACAACGACGCCGTCTGCTTCGAGCTCGGGCAGCCGGCGCGCGACCATATGTCGGTCCATGCTGGCGACGTCAGCCAGTTCACGGCTGGTCAGCCCTGGATGCTGTCGGACCGCCGTAGCGACGCGCTGCTGCTGGGCCTTGCGTGCGCCGGACTCCACCAAGTGGCGCGCGGCCTCATGGCTCGTGTCGGGATCGGTGTTGCGTGCGGGAAGATTCATGGTTGAGCCTCGCTGTGTATGCCGTCATCGTGATGGCAGAGATGTGCGGCGATGCGCTCTAACTGCCGCGATCTGATAGGCAGTTACGCGCTCGGAGTGTTCGCGTTCCTCAAAGCACCTGCCCCTGGCCCTTGGCCTCGCGCAGGCGGGACATCAGTACGATCAGGGCCGACTGCACTGCTGCCGCAGCCGTCTGCAGGCCAGAGAACTCGTTCTCGGTGATCAGCTTGTCCTTCAGGCATTCGTGCAGCAGCTCAGCGAACTGCCCCTTGACCGCAGCAGTCTCGAGAATGGTGCTGGTCAAGCAGCCGACCTCGTCCGGAAGCTCCAGGCGGTGGACGCCGTAGCCGTGCTCGGCCGCCAGCGCGAACAACATCCGGTGGTCACCGGTCAACCCCATGATCTCGCTGGCTTCTTCCCAGCCCAGCTTGTGCGTGGTGTTGTTCGGGTTGACCTTATTACGGAGGACCGCCCCCGACATGGGCTTCTCTTCGCCCTTGTCGTTGGTCGTGATCAAACGCGTTGCCAGCGCTTCGGCTCCGCCGGGTGAGTCCTTTACAGTCTTGTGCGCAGCGTCGGTGATGTTCATTGGACCGTTTCGTGAACGTGGATCGGGCTGGTGGGCCGGCGCAGCATCTGCGCCATGGAGATGAACTACTCAGAAAGCAGCGCCAGGGATGGCGTGGTGACGCTGGTCCGCTTGTGCGGGAAAGCCTTCGCGCTCCGTCGAATCAATGGCGAGCTCAAGGTCCGCCCCCTACCCCTGCCCGACCTAGGCCCCGTCCCAAACGAGGGGGGTAGAGTCATGTGGCTATGGGGTGGAGTTGACGATTAGCCGCCTAGCGACTCATCAGGCCGCCCGGTCCATGTCTTCATCTGTGGGTGGTCCGCTTGCATCCGGCGGCGGACCGAACACGTCCGGGCGCAGGTCGTGGCGGCTCACGCCTGTAGCGAGCTCGATCGCAATGCACCGCTCCGCAGGGACCCGACCCCGGTCGTACCAACCGGTCACAGACGGGGGCTTGATGCCGAGGATGGCCGCCAGCTTCAGCTGGCTCCCGGCCTTCTCGACTGCTCGATCAAGGGCTGTCATGTCCATGGCAGCCATTAGTGCACAGCTAACACGTAATTGCAAGCCTTCCGCTAACCAAAAGAAATTAGCCTTTCACTAACATCCCGAGCATGGATATCGCCGAAATCCGGAACCGAAACTTCCGGCACATCATCAATGCCCTGGAAGAACGCGGCATCAAGAAGCGTCGGGACCAAGGGGCGCAGCTCGGTGGCTTTCTGTCGCCGTCCTTCGTCTCGCAACTCATTGGCGGCAAGTACATCGGCGATGACCTCGCCAAGAAAATTAGCACCGCCTTGGGCCACGACAGCGGTTGGATGGATAGGCCCCAATGGGACGAGGATGGAGCAATCTCACCGGTCTTAGAGAACGAGACGCCCGAAGGATACGTTCGCTTTCCCCTGCTTGAGGGGTTTGTCGCGGCCGGAGGGGGTGGTTACATGCCAGAGCATCCAGAGGTGGTGCGGTACATCGATGTAGCGAAGGACTGGGTGGAGCAGAACATTCGCGCCCCCAGGGAAGCCGTGCGGATCATCACAGCGCGCGGGGACTCTATGGCAGGCGATATCAGTGACGGCGACGTCCTATTTGTAGATTGCCGCGTCCAAGACTTCGACACAGATGCCATCTACGTAATGAACTGGCAAGGCCGGCCACTCGTGAAGCGGTTACAGGCTAGGCGCGACGGATCGGTTCTTATCCGAAGCACCAACCCAGCGTATGAGCCTGAGGTCGTGCCTGCCGGCGAGCTGGACCAGCTCTTCATTTCCGGGCGCGTTCTGGCCGCTTGGGTATTTCGCAAATTCTGAGTAGGAGCGCCGCAGATGAAAGGAATCGATATCGACGCGCCGCACGGTCGTCTCATGGCCGGCGGGCTGTGTCTGTTTGTGACCTGCCTCATCGGTGCATGTGGATATGCACCACCATCATCAACTGGCGGCAAGAGCGACACCGGTACGCAAGAACCTGTCAGCGCGAGGCATTCTGCTGAGTCAGCAGGCGCTGTAGCATCCGCAGCCGATGAACTCGCGAAGTCGGGCGTATCCGTCACCCAGTTCACCCCGACGCAAGAAGCATCGCTCTACGTGACTATGGGTGTAGAAGGAATGGAGGTGGATCGAGATGGCTACGATATCCCCCCATCAGTAGCCGCCACGAGCATCGCGGGAAAGGAGTTCCGCGTCCCGAGCGATCTGAAGGCTCGTTGGGGACTCATAGATATTGATCAGCGAGCCCACCCGAACGCAATGATCTTTACGCAACGGGTTGGGTCTGCCGGCACGACTTTCTCAATTCGGCAATACGATTGCGAGGCGAACACCGTTCGCTATGTGGCAACGGGCGACACCATCGCTGAGATGAAAGCGTCCAAAGCCGATGATCGGATGAGCGAAATCCATCCTCGTTCAATCGCCTATTACCTGGGCAAGCTCGCCTGTACCGACCTGGCTCAATAGAGCGGTGTGCACCGACAGCTGAACAGAACTAACGCTGTTCAGCTAACCGCTCACGCAATTAGCTGTTAGCTGTTGACTAAGAGTTAGCGCTCCGCTAATGTCTCCCTGCGCCCCACTTCCGGGGCAAGGAGACCCCGAGATGCGCATCAAGCGTCGCCCCCTGTGGATCTGGATCGGTGCCGTGTACGCCGGGACCGTGTTCGCCGCGGCGGCCGGCTTGGCCTTCGGCCACCGCCTGTTCGGCCTGGAGTGCTGACCATGGCCGCCGTCACGGAACTGCACCCAGAAGCCGAGGTCCGCCGCCAGCGCCGGAACGTCCCGGTTCTGATCGGCAACCTGAAGAACTCTGGCCTGGGCATGCCCGGCGTGGAGACCGCCTATCGCGCAGCGCTGTTCGCTGGCGCCACCGAAGAGATGGCCTGGGAGGCGGCTCGCCGCCACGCCCTGACCATGATCGGGTTCCCGGACGAGCTCTCCGACACCGGCATGGACCTGAGCAAGGTCGAGTCGATGCGGAAGCGCCGTCAGGCCCTCATCGACACCTACCGTGCCCTGCCCAACCCGTTCGCGCTGTCGATCGACGCGGAGCGTGCGGCATGAGCGCCCCTGTCGACGTGCAGCGCCTGCGGAATGACCTCGCGTGGTGCCTCGTGATGGAGCGTGGCGCCAGCCGCCGCGCTCGCTGCTTCGAGCGCAGGGCAAACAATCCGCGCAATCCAAACCGTGCCGCATCTGCGCGCGTCGCCGCCGGCTATCAAGGGGACGCCGCGAAAGACCGTCGCCGCATCGCCGAGCTGCGTGCCGAGTTGGCGAGCGTCAAAGGCGGTGCCGCATGAGCGCCGTCGCCCTCTTCCCCATCCAGACCGACAGCCAGAAGTACCAGCTGGAAACCGTCCGGATGGCCGCACGTCGCGCCGGCCTGAACGTCAAGGCGGTGGAGCGCGAGTTCATCGAGGCGGGCTTCTCCCGCCCGAAGCAGAACGAAATCAGCGAGCGCTGCCGTCGGGCGCGCATGGTCATGACCTTTGGAGGTGAAGCGTGAAGCGGGAAAGCATCCAGCTGCATCTTGAAGTCCTGAAGGATCTGGCGATCTACCTGGGCATGGCTGCCTGCATGACCGGGCTTGGCGCCATCGGCGTCCTGCTGGTGCAGGACCTGGCAAAGGCGGTGGCCCCGTGATCCGGCATCCGATTGCACTGCTGGTCCCCGCCGCCCTCAACGCGATGCTGGTCGGATTCTGCATAGCGCTGGCAACGGCCGCGTACCCGCGCGGCGCCGACTCCTTCGTGGTGCTGGGGCTCGCATGTGCGGGGTTCTTTGCCCTCCGTGCCGTGGTTGAGGCCCGACAAGCATGGCACCCATTCGTCACCGGTCTCGCTCAGCGCCGCGCCATCCGCCGCGCGGCTCCGCTCACCCGCATCAACTTCCCCAAGGACGACATTCGATGAACGCCGTTGCTCAGCAAACCGCTCTTTCCACCCAGCCCCGCCAGCAGTTCGACCTCAGCCCGCAGACCTTTGACCAGGCGTTGCAGTTCTGCGATTACCTCGCTGACAGCGACTTCGTCCCAAAGGATTCCAAGGGCAAGCCCGGCAACTGCCTGATCGCCATCCAGTGGGGTGCCGAGCTCGGCCTGAAGCCGCTGCAGGCGCTGCAGAACCTCGCCATCATCAACGGTCGCCCTGCCCTCTGGGGTGACGCGGTCATTGCGCTGGTGCGCAGCTCACCGCTGTGTGAGTACATCACAGAGGCCGACGACGGCAGCACGGCCGTGTGCCGGGTCAAGCGCCGCGGTGAATCCGAGGAGGTACGCACCTTCAGCATGGAGGACGCCAAGGTGGCAGGCCTGCTGGGTAAGACCGGCCCCTGGACCCAGTACCCGAAGCGCATGCGCCAGATGCGCGCCCGCGCCTTCGCCCTGCGAGACGTCTTCCCGGACGTCCTGCGCGGCATGCCCATCGCCGAAGAAGTCATGGACATCCCTCAGGCCGGCGCTGCTAGCGGGGAGCAGGCGCGCGGCGCCATTGAGGGGCAGGCCGACAAGCAGCTGCCGCTGTACTCCGAAGCCGATTTCGCGGCCAACCTGCCGAAGTGGCTGGAGATCATCGCCAGCGGCAAGAAGTCCGCCGAGGACCTGATCGCCACGCTGCAGACGCGTGCGCGCTTCACCGCAGACCAGCTGAAGAAGATCCGCAACCCGCCCAAGCACGACACGGATGGCGAAGGCAAACCGCAGAGCGACGTCGCTACCGACGCCGACGCCCAGAACCAGACTGCGGTGGAGGGCTGAGCATGCGCACCGTGAACCTGATCCAGGGCACCCCGGAGTGGCATGCCCACCGCGCCAGCCACTTCAACGCCAGCGACGCGCCGGCAATGATGGGCTGCAGCCCGTATAAAACCCGCAGCCAGCTGCTGCGCGAGTTCGCCACCGGCGCGACCATCGAGCACGACGCCGGCACCCTGCAGCGCTTTGCCGATGGCCACCGCTTCGAAGACCTCGCCCGGCCGCTGGCCGAGCAGATCATCGGCGAGGAGCTGTATCCCTGCGTCGGTGTTGACGGCAAGTACTCGGCCAGCTTCGACGGACTGACCCTGCTGGAAGACAAGGCCTTCGAACATAAGTCGCTCAACGACGACCTGCGTCTGGCCATGCCGCTGGACGGCACCGACGCCTGCCTGCCGCTGCACTACCAGGTGCAGATGGAGCACCAGGCCATGGTCAGCGGCGCCGAGCGCGTGCTGTTCATGGCATCGAAGTGGAACGGCGACGAGCTGGTCGAGGAGCGCCACTGCTGGTACATCCCGAACCCGGAACTGCGGGCCAAGATCGTGGCCGGCTGGGCGCAGTTCGAGGCGGACGCAGCTGCCTACGAGCCGGTTCCCGTCGCGGAGCCGGTGGCCGCTGGCCGCGCTCCGGATCAGATGCCCGCACTGCGCATTGAGGTGACCGGCATGGTCACCGCGTCGAACCTTGCCGAGTGGAAGGAACAGGCCATTGCCGTGTTCCAGGGCATCAGCACGGAGCTGATTACCGACCAGGACTTCGCCGATGCAGAGAAGACCGTGAAGTGGTGCGGCGACATTGAGGACCAGCTTAAGGCGGCCAAGCAGCACGCCCTCAGCCAGACCCAGAGCATCGACCTGCTGTTCAAGACCATCGACGCGATCGCTGAGGAGGCCCGCTCCAAGCGCCTGGCGCTGGAGAAGCGCGTCAAGACCCGCAAGGATGAGCGACGCACGGAGATCGGCAACGCCGCGCGCAGGGCGGTGCAGGACCACGTCCGGGCCATCAACGAGACGCTGGGCGAGCACGCCATCCCGATGCCGGCCACGCTGATTGCCGATATCGGCGACGCGATGAAGGGCAAGCGCTCCTTCACCAGCATGCAGGAAGCTGTGGATGCCGTTGCCGCCAACGCGAAGGTCGATGCCAGCCAGTCGGCCGAGCGGATCCGCGCCAACATCCGCGTGATGGAAATGGAGGTCGGCACCCATGCCGCTCTGTTCCCTGACCGCGTGCAGCTGTGCTCCACGAAGTCGGCGGAGGATCTGCGCAACCTGATCGCCGCCCGTATCGCCCAGCACCAGCTGGCGGAGCAGGCCCGCCTCGACGCAGAGCGCGAGCAGATCCGCAAACAGGAGGAGGAGCGCGCGCGGGAGCTGGTAGCTATGGCCGCGCAGCCTACCGCGCCGCCGGAGCCCAAGCCCGAGGCGAAGCCGCACCCAGCCGTCCAGGCAGTGCCGGACCCGGTGGCGACGGAGGACCGCGCGCCCTGGGTGGCTGAGGGAAAGAGGCTGAAGCTCGGCGAGATCGTGGATTTGATCGCGCCACTCAAGATCGATGCAGAGGGCTTGCGTCGACTTGGCTTCGATCCGGTAGCGACCGAACGCGGGGCCAAGCTCTATGCCGCCGACCAGGTGCCGGCGATCCTCGCCGCCGCAGTCCGCGTCCTGCAGTCGGCAGCCAACGGCCAGAGCTATCCGCTCGCGGCCTGACAGACCTACACGGCGGGGCTGCTGCAGCAGCGGGCCGCGCGGGAGACGTAACCCGCCCCAGCGAAAGCTCATGGGTGAACGAGTGGTGCGGATGCAACGCCGCTGACTGCCGGGAAAGACCGGCCCCTATTCCGAAGGAGACCACCATGGCAATCCGCATCGACATGCAGGACGTCGAGTCCTCCCAGATTCACAGCATCGGCCACGATGCAGAGACCAGCACCTTGGCAATTCGCTTCACCAGCCGTCGCGGCGCCGTGATCGGCCCCGGCAGCCTCTACCACTACGCCAACTTCGATGCAGCAGAGTTCGCTGCGTTCCGCGACTCGGAGTCTCTGGGCAAACACTTCAGGCAGTACATCAAGCCGTTCCCGGCGAAGTATCCGTATCGCAAGGTCGAAGAGCCGGCGAAGGCGGCTTAAGGAGACTGCAATGGCCAGGCAGCTGCGCACGCAGTTGGACATCTTCGACCACGATCCGGCGCGGCTGGCCAAGGCCAACCGAGATGCCGCCGGCGCACGCGCTCACTGACGTGCAGTTCCCTCCGGCAATCCGGCAGGAGCGGCACGACCACTACATGGCAGAGGCAGTGCGGCTGGAAGCCTTGGCTGCGCTGTGCGGCTCCAACCCGGCCAAGGCCGCATAGCAACCCACTTCTGATTCTGAGGAACCAATGGCAGACGGCTCCCGCTCCTTCAACTTCCCGCCGCCGCAGCGCTCCCGCCTGCGCTTGGCGGAAATCATCGCTATCACGTGTGCCGGAGGCGGCGGCATTGTGCGCGCCCTGCTAGTTATCGATCAGGGATGTGGCGAGCCGCAGACCGGCGTGCAAGGCCTGTTCGAGCGTGTCGTGCTCGCCGCAGTCGGGGTTATCAATGTCAGGGAGCTCACCGGCTTGCACCAGGTGCACAAACGCCTTCCCGCCAATCGGCTGCCAGGCCTCAACGTAGATATCTTGGCCGTAGTAGCTGGTGCTCAACGAATCAGTCTGGATCTCTGGCTTCATAACGCGCTCCTTGCTGGTTGGCCGATGCTCGCCGGAAGCCGCGCGTTGGTCAATGGCGGTCTCCACTGGTGCTGGCGCAGGTGTGCATGGTCGGCAACAGCGTGAGCACGCTACCGGATGCGCAGGGTCCCGTCGTCGTTGACGCCAGTGATGCACAGGAGCGTCTCCTCGATGAAGGCAGTTGCCTCGACGGCCTGCGTATGACGGAAGCCCTGCATGTAGTGCACGCGCTGGATTCCCCGCTCCTGATGCTTGACCCAGATGGCAGTGCGGTACTCCGGCCCGCCATCACTCTCCACTGCGCTCCAAACTTCCCAATCACCAAACGTCCTATTCATAGCAAGACCTCCTGGTTGATGCCGCCAAAGCTCGGCGAGACAGGTTGCCGTTGTCAACCACCCCTAGCCGGCACACGGACGATCGACCCGATTGCCCTTCTGGAGACCCAAGCATGAACACCACGATGACAGACGGCGCCAACGAGCGACTCGACGCACAGATCGCCGAAGCGCTCTTCGGCCAGCCGGGCATGAGCAAGATGGATGTAGCCGACCGCGTGCGCGAGCTGCGCGGGGATGGGCCGGCGCTGCTGGTGGGCGAGCAGCCCGCGCCCACAGGTCAGATCGACGCCGAGACTCTGTGGTGGTTGCAGGACGCGATCAACACGATGGCAGAGGGCGGCAATCAGTCGCATGTCCGATTCCTCCAGCGTCTGCATGACGCCCTCTCCGCCCAGCCCTCCGCGGGTGGTCAGGGGGATGCGTTGGCGATGATCGGTGCCAACCTGCGCAGCATCATGCATCTCGCAACGGTGCAGGCGGAAAGCACCAACAATGTGACGGTAGCGAACATCCGCACCGAGGCACGCCACGCATTGCAGTTGCTGGATGTCGCCCTCGCCGCCCGCCAGCCGGTGGGGACGATGCCCAAGTGGTTCGAGATGGTCATCCGCGACGTTTGCGAGCTGGACCCGGAGGACCCTGGCGCCGCCGACACAGTGTGCATCCGACTGCTCGACCTGCGACTCATCATGGAGCGGCATGCGTTGCCAGCGCAGGCCGTGGACCTGGAGCAGTTCCGGCCGGCCGTCTGCGCGATGGGCCTGTATGCCGAGGAACCGGAGGATGTCGACGAAGCCAAGCGCCTGCTGACCCTGATCAACGGCAAGGCGGTGGGCAAATGAGCCTCCCCTACGAGAACGCCACCAGCGGCGACAAGGCCATCGGCGAAATCCAGAAGATGCTCCGCACCTTCGGGTGCCAGCGATTCGCTACCGGTGAGGACTACGAAAGCGGCGAGCTGTTCATCCAGTTCGAACACCGCGGCCGGCAGGTGCAGCTGAAGGCCAGCGCGAGGGGCTACGCGGCGGCATGGTTGCGGGCCCACCCCTATGGCCGGCGCGTGCGCGCCAGCCGGGCGGATCACGAGGCCAAGGCGCTGAAGATTGGCGGCATCGCCGTCTACTCGATCCTGCGCGACTGGGTGAAAGGCCAGGTCACTGCCATCGAGATCGGCATGCTGACCTTCGAGGCCGCCTTCCTGTCACACATTCTGCTGCCCAGCGGGGTGACGGTGATCGAGCACGTTCAGCAGCAGAAACTGCTCCCATCGGGAGAGGCGCAGTGAACAGCTCTACCTCAGTTACCTACTTCTGGATGGTCCGGCGCCTCGTCGGCCTGTGGCGGTTGCTCAGGTCGCAGGGATACGGGCAGCCCGCTTTCGCCGCGGAGTATCTGCATCACACGGCGCACCGCTTCCGCCCTTTGCATTTCGTCCTCGACAAATCCCTGAGGATGGTAAGCACCAGCCGTGATCTCCGCTCGGTCAACCTCGAATCCACGCTCGACGGCCATCGCCTCGAGGAGGTTGGTGAATATCTCGGTCCCCCGCGCAGATCGCGCAGCCTGCTCAGCATCAGTAGTCGGGGCATTTTGCGACAGATGGGCGAGATACTCCTTCCACTTGTTCAGGACCGTTTGGCTCTTCTGCGACCTCCAGCGCCGGCCACCGTCATTGAAGGCGATCGTAATGCTGTTCAGCGCCTCGATATGGGAAGTGCTCATCCGCGTCGCCCGGGTGTTCATCAGCGTAGTGAATACCCACGTCCGCATATCGGACGTCCGCCGGGCACGTTCGACCCACTTCTGCGCCTGCACAGCCAGCACAGGGCCGATCAGGGTGGCAAGAACAATCAGACCGTCGCTAATGGTCACGGTGGCCGGTGCCGGTGCCGGAACAGCGGCACCGACGGTGTTGACGAGAGAATCCCACAT